GAGAATTGAAAAAGCAACAAAGTAGCTAAACAAAGTGTGGTTGCTAACCAAAGTGGTTAGCAACCACACTTTTGTTTAGAACTTCTCTCGAAAGAGAAGTTCTAAACAAAAGTTCATATTGCGGTCCCCGCTGGTGCGCACCACGCGCACGTGGTGAGCCCCACCTGCCCTAAAGTAGGGCATCTAAAAACCGGGGTGAGTTGGGCCGGACAAGTCCGTCCAAATCACCCCGCCACAACTCACCGGGGTCCGGAAGGTCGGTCGCCCGGCACTCAGGCAGGTCGGTCGCCCGGACAAAAAGCTGAGCTAGGGTCCGGACGCCGTGATTTGGGCCGGCGCAAAATATGACGCAAGATGACGCTTGATTTGTCCTGAGGTCCTGCGTTATAATAGATGTATGATGATAAATATTCATCAGGAAACAAAAAAAGGAGCCAGTAACATGCACGCAACACGGGAAGCGGAACTCAGTCGGGCACCGTGGTTACGGTACGACACGCCCGTCCCAGAAGAGGTGTACGACACCCTGACGCAGGCCGAACTGTGGGTGGCACGTCACCACGACGCCAGGAAGGAGGCGTAATGAGGGAACACCTAGCACACGTCTGGATACCGGACGACAAGGATGACCAAGCCGTCAACGTCATATGGGACAACGGACGGTTGGTGATCAGCACACACCGCCTGCCGGGCGAGTTGGACATCGACATCGTTGACGGTCGGGGTAACACCCACGAGTGCTTCAGGAAGGGGGTGTAATGAATAGCGTCCAGGCCTTTTGGCACTTCCTGTACACATTGCAGCACGCCACTTCGCAGGCAATGGCGGAGGACGGCAGCAGCGTGCGGTACGGCGGCAATGCCTTGCAGGCATTCGTCGTAGCACTGCACGAGCACCTGCAGTTCGTCTGGATCGACAACTAAGCCGGAAGGTGAAGGTGAGTAACGTGTAAGCGACCCCGCAGGACACCACATACGCTTCAGGACGCTGATGGGCAACCATGTGGTGAGCCCACTCTGCCCAAAATTGGGGCAACTTTCACGCGCGCCGGGCGGATTAGGGGGTCCGGCCAGCTGGAGATAGTGGGCCGGTCAAACCGGCTGGCAGGACATAATCACCACAGGGTCAGGAAAACCTCTAATCCTGACTAAATAGTTCCGTTATTATAAAGGTACAGGATTACCTTAAAGTAGTCACCTATTAGGCAAATAAAAAAAACACGACGTAATATAAGAGTCAGGAGTTCCCAAAACTAGGGCCTTACGGTAGTTTTTGGGTACTTGTCGGGGGAAGATTTATACATATATTACTGATATAATATAGTCCTAATATATATATATCCTGATATTTAAGCGGAAATCCCGTCACGAGTGACGGCCGGGGATTCCTAACATATTACGGCATATTATATGTGTTATTACCGTAATATATTACTAATCGTTACATAACATATTACGACATAGGTAATATATGTGACCGTAATATATTACTTATCCTGACAGAAGAGAGGGAGATTACCTGACTCTTTACGTAAAAGCCGCAGTCTCCTAATAGCACCAAATAGGACTCTAGATTTGTCCTATGACAATGCTATATAATATCATTATACCAAAAAATAAAGGAGCAGGTATAAACATGTCAGAGGAAGAGACGGAGCAGGACTTCAAAAAGATCCACGTCCACCACTGGAAGACGGACGACGTGGAACCAATGGACGAGTTCGATCTCGTCTGGAATGAGGTTTACGACCAGATCGGAGAGGAAGACGAACACTTCGTTCAGTACATCCTCGTGTGGTCCCGAGACGGAGTCGGAGACCCTAAAGAGTGGTTCGAACTTCGAGTACCGAAGCATCTCCCGACAAGTTCGTAAGAAAGGTAGAAACAATATGTATTACGGCATGGAACAAATAGAGGTGGACAACCGAGACTCGTTGACCACCTGGTTACGTTTCCCGAACGGGATCATCCTCGAGGTCACATTGCAGGATCTTCAGGATCTCATCCAGAACATGAATGACAACGCCGTCAAGGAAGAAAGGTAGACCCTGTGGAGAACAACGGCAACCACAACGACGACGCTTCTGAGTACTGGGACCCTAAGGAATTTGTGCGTGACGACGTCATTACGGACTGGGAGGGGTTTACCAGTCCAGAAGAGATGAGTCAGCACATCGGGTGGATCCGGCGCTTGGTTACCGACCACCCGGAATCGCCGGCGGTGTCATTCGTTGCGGATCTGACACTACACTGGGTTCACGAGAACATGGACCAGGCGGATAACAGCCCAACTGAGGCAGAAACAATAGAGATGTACTACGCGATCCTGAACGTCTTTGATGGCGGAAGTTTCATGAAGTCCGGAATCGATTGGCGGGGCGAGGCACCTTCAAATAGCACCATAGAGGACGCTTGATTTGTCCCTAGGGTCTGCTTGATAATAGTAGTATGATCGAGATTTTGAGAAGGGAGGTGAAGAAATATGACTGACACAGATACGCTTACCGGATACGGTGTGCACACGCTGGCGAACAAGGCACTCGTCGTTGAGGGCCTGGAGAAGATCCCGCCGCAAATGGTGTACTCGTACATCCGTAACAAGCTGATCCCGACCGTTTTGGTTGGGACTCAGACTCGCGTGACTCGTGAGGCCGCGGAAACGTGGGTGGCAAAGTTTGTTGCCAACCGCGTTCGGCGCGCCAATGAGGCACTGGAAGTCGAGGCCCCGGCTGAGACTGACGAGTTGGTGGATGAGGTCGGCTAAGGCACTCATCGTCAGCACAGCGACCGAAGGCGCCACAAGTGGGACTAAGTTCCCTACCGAAACACAATGTGTTTCGGTGGCTTGTGTAGGTCGGCAGGTTAACTCCTTTTCCTGTCGGCCTACACAAGCTACCGAAAGAAAGGAGGTGAGAATGTATAAGTGGACGAAGACGTACGCAGTGAACACGAAGTTCAGTGACCCTGTGGAAATCGGGCAAATCATTGAGGTTGACGCGGCTTCTGGTAGTTCCAAGCAGAAGGTGCTGTCAGTCACAGTGCGCCGCAACCAAAAGGGTGACGAGTACAAGACAGTCATCGTTGAGGCTGTCTGAACAGGAAAAGGAGAAGAACATTGCTGCACCAATTGCTGCATCAAGCAGTTACGGTGTACCATTTGCCTGTCAAGCACATTACGTGCTGGAAAACAGGTCCAAACACGGCAAGTTGCTGGCTCTGGGGCGATCACCATTTCCGGGCGATTTCTGAAGCCACCCGAACACGCAACACCTGGAAAGGCATCTTCAGTTAGCCTTCAACAACCAGGAAAGGAGGTGAACATGAAAATAAAGCCGTGGTGTAGTCATCACTTGACCGCACTCCAGTGTGAGCCGGAAGACACTGATTGCCTGCGCCTAATCGAGAACGGTTGGTATCAGGTCGACCTCGGCGCTTGGTGGTGTCCACAAAATCAGCAGAACCAGAAAACTGGCGCCGAAGACGAAGCAGGTGAAGAGTTCGGCGAATGTCGCTGGGCTTGGACGGTCTTGTCCTTGTCGCTCTAGGAAGGTGGAAGAGCTCCGGCTCTTCTCCCTGCCTAAATTGGGTCCTGAGCAAAATAGCACCAAATCGCACTCTTGATTTGTCCTTATGTCCTGCGTTATAATAGAAGTAAGAGAGAGAAAAGGAGGTGAGAAATGGATGATGAAAAGATGCGGATCATTGATGAGATTGTGAACAATCCTGAAGTACAGGAAAAGGTGCACGCACAATTGCGGAAAGAGTTCCAGTGCTCTGACGGCACAATTGATGAGATCCTGGGATCAATGCCGGAAGGAGATAATGAGCCGGCGCTGTACGCACGGTACTACGAACTGTTGCAGGGCTACTGCGACAACGCCTGATCAAAATCAGGCAACAAACCGGAAGGGAGGTGAACGTGAAACACAAAAACCGGAACGGGATAAAAGTGACTTGTTACTGGTGCAAGAACGACAACCACCAGTCCTGCAGCAATGAGGACCCAGACCTCAGTGAGTACGTGTACTGCCATTGTGAGTGCCAACCTCCCTGTGGAGAGCCAAACTGTGACAAGGCCGTTCGCCTAACAAAACGAGCACCAGGAACCGTAACCAAATGGAAGCACGACGACCCCAGGTGGGAGCGGTAACAAAAATAGCACCCAAATCGCACGCTTGATTTGTCCTAAGTACCTCAGTTATAATAGAGGTAGAGAGAGCAAGAGAAAAGGAGCAAAAATGGACAGAGACGAACGGCTAGCAAAGATTGCAGCAATCGTCTGCCCGGTCTGCAACGCACGGCCCAATGAACCGTGCGACGATGGGGTGGAAGGCATTGAGCCGTATTTCCATCTTGGCCGAGGACGTGTTGCCGACGCTTTGTACGGCGAAGATAGCGGAAAAGTCAGCAACTCGGAGATGGACGGTATGAGAATGCCGATCAGCATCTTTGGCCCACCAGATACCGAGGGCAAGGTAGTAACAATTCCAGTTCAGTGGTTGATCGATTTGGTCAACGTCAAGGATTTGTCCCGGGGTACGTTAGGAATGGTACTTGATTCCGAGTCCGTAGTGGAACTCATGGATCGTACACCGTTCAACGTCGGTGGATTCTTCAGGATGACAGAGGACGGAGACATCGAACGATTGGAAGGATCAGAACTAGAAGCGCCCGATTTCATGATGTTGGGCGACGCAGTCCGTAACGGTATGGAAGAGCTTCAGGAGATAGAACGCAAGTGGAGCGAGACGGAAGACCAAGCGTTCGGAAGGGGGGAGTAATGAACGACAAGGAAGCGCTTGAAGAAGCGTACAATGAACGAGAGCGGCAGTACAGGAAAATAGCCCGCTCAAGGTTCTGCGGGAAGTGCGGAGCGGAAGTAGGAGCACCATGTGTTTCCGGAAATGGAAAGAAGCAGGCACGCTTCCATGCCGACCGGATTTCATCGATTCCCAAAGAGATACCGGAGCTAATGCGGATCAACGCACGAATCGACCGGCTGCAAGAACGAGTGTACGGGAAGAGGTAGGAAAGATGACACGATACCACGTGTTCACAACTACAGAGTTCATTGACGCTGATACCCCAGCGGAAGCGTGTGGGAAGTTTCTAGAGGTAATCAACAAGTTGCTGATCATCGTTGAGGAACAGACAGAGGTCAGTGAGAAGGCTCCTTACGGATTCATCATTCATGAGTTCCCCGGTGACCCTGATGACCCAGGTCAAAACAAAAATCGCACCTAATAGCACTCTTGATTTGTCCCTCGGACATGCTATATAATAGAAGTATGAATGAGGAAAAAGGAGAGCAAATGAACCCTTGCAGCGAGCCAGACGGTAATGAGTTGGTAGACGATGTGCCAGCTCATGTGCTGATGCTTCGAGAGACAGGGCAATGCCCTTGGTGCGGTGAGACAGAGTTGAAGTACAACACCAGGATGGACCCAATCAGTCCAGACTTCGACATCAGGAGCTGGTAGGAGGCGAATATGGAACCTATGTTTGGCTACGTCATGAAGAAGGGCGCCAAGACGTTACACGTCTGGTGTGATGGCTACGGAGGCAGCGGTGGACGCAAGCCTGTGTCACTGACAGTCTGCGGGCTATCAATCGAAGGCGGACTTCGCTACAAGACAGCCCCGCCCGAAGCACTTGCGAAGGCGGGCGTCAAGGTGTGCAGGCGCTGTAAGCCTGACCAATAAATAGCACCTAAGAGGACGCTTGATTTTCCATTGGGTCTTGCTATATAATAGAAGTATCATCAAACAAGAGAGGAAAGGAAACATCATGTCGGAACAAGAAATAGTAATTCCCGAGCCTGAGGAGGTGACACCTGAGCAGCTCCAGGAGGAGCTTACCACAGGGTCAAACCTTCGTGGCATCGGCCTTGAGCAGGAGGGAGACATCGAGCGCATGCAGGAGCAGCTCGAGCACGGTGTCATCAACCCAATCCTGCTCGCGAGGTACATCAGCGTTCGTCCGCAGATGATTTACCAAGCCATCCGCGACGGAAAGCTGACCGCAGTTGACTTCAACAACACCCAGAAGAAGTTCATCCGCATCGAGGAGGCGATCAGGTACGCCAGTCGTTACCTCAACAGGAAGCAGCAGCGCGACCTGGAGAAGCTCCGGGAAGAAGCCATCCTGAAGCAGCAGGCCAGTTAGTTGTTCAACCTACTAAAGGTACCAGGACGCCGAGGAGGAATCTTCGGCGTCCTGGTTACTGGCGCGATGTTCTTTTGGTTCGGGTTGTTCAGTCTGGCTGCAGGCTTCATTGGGCAGGCAATCGTTGTCTTCCTCGTACCATTACTGGTGGTCATACTTGTTGTAGCGAAGCTGATTGGGAAACTTAAGGCCAAATAGGCTCCTTGATTTCCAGTTTTGACTCCGTTATAATAGATGTATGCAAGAAAGAAAGGAGGACACCTATGACTCCAGATTGACTTGTCCGTACTCAAACATTGGAGTGACGTGTGAACGTCGTTGCCTTGTTGATCATGGTCATGACAGGCATGACAGGTCATCAATCCCACCCGTTACCGGCACTCCCAACCACTACCACCACAGTAGCACCGACAACGACGTCGACCACGGCAGTTGCGACAACGACAACAACGTCGCCACCGTCGTCTCCGGTAGAGGTACCTGCATCAGTTATGCAGGCATGGGAGAAAGTTGCCATGTGCGAAGAAGGAGGTAACTGGAACGTGAGAGGGTCCAAGTACTCAGGTGGACTCGGGATCTCAAACGTCAACTGGGTAGCATACGGAGGAACACAGTATGCATCTAACGCAGCGGACGCGACACCAGAAGAACAGGTGACCGTCGCTGAACGGATTCAAACCAGCCCGCCTGATCAGTACGGGTGCGCGAGCTGGTAAGAACTAGTCACGATCCACTACGGGGTTGTGGTTGTGACTAGCAGTCGGTGTGTAGGGCCTGTGTTACTTATCCCTAGGAGCCAGGCCCTGCACCCGGCATCGGAGAGGAGGTGAAGAATGGGTAAATGGTATGAGGACTACAGCAACATCGTGTTACTGGCACGATGGATGGTCGAGCACGGTCGTACAGCACAAAACGTAGCAGACATGGTTGAGAAGCCTTGGCACTGGTACGCTGAGTACGGAGCAGCTAAGTGGCAAGCACAACAGGAGGCCGCAGCTGCCAGTTGAACGGTTTGGTAGAGAACCAGACTGGTGTCAAGTAAGAGGGACCAACAGTTGGCACCTGATTAACGCCAGAAGGCCTACAGTTCGCAGAACATTCATCACGGCTTGCGGAGTGGTAGTACCTGTCTCGGTGAAGCGGTACGACGTGTATTGGCCTTGGGAGATACCAAGTGCTTGTCGACACTGTAAGAAGGTCCTAGACAACTGGATGGAAGAGAGGATGAGCTCGTGAAGAAGAAGTACAAGAAGTACCTGAAGTGGTTCGCGAAGACCGAACTTGCTGAGATGGACCGTCTAAGTGTAATCGAGTTATTTGACATAGACGATCTCCACGACTTCGCACGCGAGAAGGGATACAAGTACAGTCCAGACGACTTACTTTTTCACGGATGGTCGGTACAGAAAGTACTCGACTACGGGTTCACAGAAGAGGAGCTACTAACATCCTGTCGCTATCCTGAACTAGAAGAAGGACAGCTAGAGCTCCTTGAGCAAATGGTTGAGGGAACGAACGATGCCAACTAAGTATCAGGAGTACGAACAGGCGGTCCTAGACATGATGTGGAGCGAGTGTCAGCTGCATCCAGATGACGAAGATGAGTACGTCTGGATAGGAGGCCTGACTCGAAGGATCCATGATCTTTTCCCTATCGGTGTGAATGCAGGCAGTATCTTAAAGGCGTTGAAAGACTCAGGTGCAATTCAAGAACTTAGCCGAGGCGGAGGACAAACGCCGTCTGTCTACTGGTTACGTAGACGTAACCTTGCAGTCGACGACGACGGCCAACCTATAGAGGTCAAGGCGCATCCATACTCCGTATCCAAACAAGAGGCAGAGGCACAAAGTTATGCAGGGCTGAACTATCGACTACATAACCTAGAAAAGTTCCTGCCTATGTTGCTGGAGATCGCTACCGAACGTTCAGGTGCGCCATCGCCAGCCGAGCAGATCGCTGCAGCATTCGACGAGGCGGCTTCGGGTAGCATTAAGGATCAACTGCAGGCACTTCTGCCCGAAGAAAATAGCACACAAGAGGACACTTGATTGTCATCTATGACATGCTATATAATATAAGTATGATCAAAGAGAAAGGATACAACATTGGTATACATAACTAATGCGGAGGTGGCGGAGCACGACGTCAAGGAGTTCCTCGAGAAGGAACTGCCTGAGAAGTGCGGCGTCGAACACACGCACATCGAAGACAACCTCGCCACTGTGTTGATGACAGACGGGAGTAGGCTGGTTGTCATGCTTCACACTAGTGGCCCAGAACTATGATCAAGTGGCAAGAAGTAACTGAGGGGACGGCGAACCTAGAACAAGTCCTCAAGGAGGTTAGTCTCGTACTGACACCCTACCAGTTCGTAGTACTGAACGAAGTCATTCGTGAGTATACCCACGACAAGGGTTGCGACTCTCGAATCTATGAGGTGCTCAAGAACATTCAGTTCGACTTCGTGAAGAAATGAACGCTGACATGACAGTAGCAGAGGCCACGCTCGTCTGGAACAACCTCAATAGCATGACTGAGGAAGACTTCGGAGGCTCTTACCCCATCGAGGTAATCGAGCAGGTATGTGAGGCAGCCTGCGTACTAGGTTTAATGTGCAAGTCGTCTATTGACGGTGAGGTAAACTATAGCCTCACGGAGAAAGGCCGGAACAGAAAACGAGGTGAAGATGCATAAGATCCAAACAATGGCGTGTCCCATGTGTGACGAGCAACCAACCGTCGAGCTAACGGACGAGGAGTACGAAGCACTGAAATCAGGTACACTGATCCAGAAAGCGATGCCTACACGGTCAGCAGACTTCCGCGAGAAGTTCCTCTCGGGCTACTGCGGTAAGTGTTGGGACATTGTCTTCCCGCCAGAGGAGGAGTAATGGACGTACGAGACTTTTTCAAGTGCCAAGCGAGCATAGACAGAGGCGAGAAGTGTCTATCGTGTGAGGCTGACTGGCAAGAGGTGCCGGGAGAGTCGGGACGTTCTCTATTCCATACTGAAGACTGTGCGTACCTAGCCGCAGAGCGAGTGAGTCAGGAGTATGATGTCTGATCGTCGATTCATGCCCGACAAAGTACGCAGACCTCGAGACGAAATGGTACTGGCGGTCGCACAACTTGAAATAGCTGGACTGACAGTAGCTGGTAGTTGGAGACGACAGAAGGACACAATAGGCGACCTCGACATACTTGTACCGAACGTCTATAACATGGTGACAGCGGTACATACTGCACAACTGTTCTTCGGCTACGAGGAGATCCGCGGCGGTGCTATGAAGTCAGAAGGCATAGCGACGTACAAAGATGCACCACTCCTCCTGAACTTCTGGTACGTACCAAATGAACTTGCCTGGGCGGGCATGTTATTGTTCGCCACAGGGCCACACGATCTGAACATCATGATGCGTGCGAAGGCCAAAGCACAAGGCAAAACACTTTCGCAGTACGGACTTTTCCAAGACGATGTTCAACTCGACAACGGCCTTGAGGAGGACCAAATCTTCGACCTCCTCGGCATTGTCTACCTTACCCCTGTGGAGCGTGAGACGTGGCGGGACTATTTGATCAGGACGCCGAGCCCGAATATCGAGGTACAAGTCCCGAGCTCGGATGGAGTACACGCCTATACCGTCACGCTGAAAGACGGGAAAGGTTTCGACTGTACTTGCAAAGGGTTCGCCTACAGGAACTCCTGCCGCCATCTCCGGGAAGCCGAGGAGCTTGGCAATGGATAAAGGACTGGTGGTGGAAGCATACCCACGACCCGTACGATTGGATGGAGGAGTGCCCAGAGCTGGTACCTCCACCACGCCTTGTACACAGTACCAAACATTCCAAATAGCACCCTAGATTTTCCATATGGAGCTGCTATATAATAGTAGTAATAACAAAGAGAAAGGAGGTGAATATAATGACCAACACAGCAGACGGCATGGAGGAAGTTCATGCAGAAGACCTGGACGATGACGAAGAGGGTGGACCAAAGCCCGCTTCGATCGGACGGAACTTCCAGGAGCTTCCCGAGGGCTACCTGACGCTCGTGGGTTTTGCGAAGTACCTGCAGAAGCCACGCTCCCAGGGTGGACGGTACGTGATCGTAAAGCCGCAGGTGCTTTACAGCACGGCCAAGAACACCAAGTCGTTCCCTGTTGAGACTCATGTTGATGGTCGACAGATCATCAACGTCGAGAAGGGTCTCGAGTGGTGGGACGAGAAGGAGCAGCGCAAGGCCGACCGCGCCGCCGAACAGGCTTCGCAGCCAGAGCCTGAAGAGGAAGCCGGTTAGTGAGGCGAGGGGAACCAGTGGAAAAGGTTCCCCTCCTCACTTGGGTGCTCCAGTGGATGTAACCGGCGCTGGAGCACCCTAGTGAGGACGAGAGGAGGTGAACATGAAGAATGGAGAGTTGATCGCACTGTTGAGTGATTGGGATGTCGACCTAGAAGTCGAGATCGAAATCGTCAACGAGACTGACTTTGACGTAGATGACGGCGACACACTTAACATAGTCAAAGATCAGACGGGAGTCAAGTACAACAAACTCTACATCGTCGCCGAAGCAACAGATCCAGACAACGACTAACGGGAAACGGAAAGGGACAATGGCTGCAAAAACTGAACAAACCAAAGGGAAGAAAGTAACCTGCGACATCTGCAATAAGCAGTTCGTCGAAGGCTACATCGGAACCCACAAGCGAAGGCAACACGGAGTAGCCGGAGGACAATCCGGCATAGTACGAAACGGAAACAAGTCCACGTTCACAGACTTCAAACGAGTCAAGGATATGATCTTGTTGGAGGACAGCAAAGGTCAAATGTGGATCGCGGAGCGAATCAAGTGAGGGGCGACGCGCAGGAGAAACTTGAGATACACGAACTGACGGACAAGTTCCTCACATGTAGGATGCTTGGACACTCGTGGGATGACAACCCTCATGGGGAAGTCGACAGCGAGTTGTTCAGAGTGAGTCACGGAGCAGTAGCACTACGGTGCGTACGGTGTCGGACAGAGCGGTTCGATTACCTGGACAACACAATGCAAGTGTTCCAACGGTACTACAAGTACCCAAAACGATACACCACAATCCCAGGCTACACGCGACCTGACGTGCGCACTGAGATGCTGAGTCGGTCGCTACTGATCAGACGGAGGCGCAACGGTAAACGATGAAGATTGACTTCGTATCTAACTTCTTAGGCGAAGCGATCGTGTGGAGAACAGAAAGCCAAAGTAGGCCAGGCATGTTCCACTACACGTCCAAGCTTCGAGCAGGTGGCATAGTCTGCTCCTGTGAGGGGTGGCAGTACAACGGTTACTGCAAGCACATGGAGAACCTTCCTGCGGAGAAGGTTGAAGCGGCCATGAAGGCTTGGCATGATTGAACTCTTCCCTTTCCAGAAGGAGGATGTCGAGTACCTCGACGGTAAGGTGAGCGCACTCATCGCCAATGAAATGGGAACAGGAAAGACCTACGAGGCGATCGCTAGAGACCAAAGGTTCCGTAACGGTCGACCAGGAGCTACGTTAGTAATAGCACCACTCACTATCCTCGAGGACGTCTGGAAGAAACACTTCGAAGAGCTGACCGACCTCAAGGTTGTCGCTCTGGATCCGAAAGACCGAAAGCGCTCGTGGGCTTACTGGCACGCGATTGCCGGCGACGTGTTTATCGTTCACTGGGAAGCTCTGAGACTGATGCCTGAGTTGCAGGAGGTACAGTGGCTCCACGTGATCGCTGATGAGGTCCACAGGGCTAAGAATCGAAAGGCGCAACAGACTAAGGCCCTGAAGACGATTAAGCGTGTCAGGTATAAGACAGCAATGTCAGGTACCCCTGTTGTCAATAGACCAGACGAGATGTGGAGCATCCTGAACTGGCTGTACCCAAAGACCTATACTTCGTACTGGCGCTTCTTCAATAGGTACGTTGCGACCGAGACTAAGTACTTCCGAGGACGTACAGTACGAGTGATAACAGGTCCAAAGAATCTAGAAGCCATGCACGAGGAGCTCGAACCATTCTACGTCAGGCGTCGCAAAGAGGAAGTGCTTCCTGACTTACCAGATAAGTACTACACCGAGATCAAAGTCGACTTAACACCAACGCAGCGTCGAGCATACGATACAATGCGGAAGGAGATGATAGCCTGGATCGGTAACCAGGAGCAAGAAGTCTTAGCAGCCCCTGTGGTGATAGCACAGCTCATCCGGTTGCAGCAGTTCGCCGTCGCCTTCGCAGAGTACGACGGAGACCATATCAGGTTATCAGAACCAAGTTCCAAGCTCGACGCACTCATGGAGGTCTTAGATGAATCGGAAGAGTCGATTGTGGTCTTCAGTCGATTCAAGCAACTTGTCAACCTTGCATCGCGACGTCTCGATTCGGCGTCCATTTCGTATGTTACCCTTACAGGTGATACGGGTCAAGCCGTACGCAGGCTCAACGTCGACCGGTTCCAGAAGGGTGACGTACGCGTTTTCGTTGGGACTCTCGGAGCTGGCGGTATCGGTATCACACTCACGCGAGCAAGTACGGTATGCTTTCTCGATCGTGATTGGTCACCGGCCCTTAACCTCCAAGCGGAAGACCGACTCCACCGAATCGGACAAACCAACGCCGTTCAAGTCATCGACATCGTAGCACGCAATACGGTTGATGCAGGTAAGAAACAAATGCTTGAACTGAAGAAGAGTTGGATTCGAGCCATCTTAGGCGATCCAAAATAGCACCCAAATGAACCCTTGATTTTCCCCTATGTTCCCATATATAATAGAAAGTATAAAAGTAAAAACTTTTATACAGGAACAGAAAGGAAATAAACAGTGGTAGATTTTATCCCAGTCGACCCTCGAGAGATCAGCAACAGGTCAGGAGGCCACCGCGGGCGGGTTAGCTACCCGCTGTTGAAGGGCTTCATGGAGTCGGGGCACCTAGTCGTGAAGTTGGATCTCGAAGGGTCTCAGCAAACAACTGTGGCGCTGCGTTCTATGTTGACGGCGTACATCAAGTCGCATGACTTGCCCGTCACGGTCTTTCAGCGCGACGGTGACATGTACCTAGCACGTCTCGACAAAGAGATGATGGAAGACGGTACGATCATCGACATCGAAGACTGGCGTGCACCAGTAGCGTCAAAGGGGACAGGTAGTGGCTCGCAGGTCAACGCCGAGCCCACTCCGATCTCGATGACAGAAGTCAACAAGCGGTACGAAGAGGAAAGGAGTCAACTGACTAAGTGAGGGTACTCGTTGTATGCGCCAAGCGTTACAACGGTCACGAGTTGTGGACGGCTCTCGGAGTTATGACCCAGCGAGGTCATGAGTTCGAAGTCGTCTCCCAAGACACACTAGTCCGCGACGAGATCACTCTTCGACCAAACACCATCGATCGCGTACTGTACCAAGTAGGTACACGGGAACTGACGGACCGATTCGACGCTCTGATGTTCGTATCTGGCAACATGCAGGACACAGAAGCATACTGGACTGACGGTCATGCTCTAGCACTCGTGGAAGGGAACGGAGACCGACCTACTGCTGCCATCTGTTGTTCCGTACCTACAATCAGGCACGCAGCAGTTGGGAAACGTGTATCCTACTTTCCTCTCCTACGCTCTAGACAGTTACTAAGCGAGGCCGGAGCTATCCTAAATCCGGTTAGCGTAACCGCAGACGAGAACATCGTGACCGCAGAACACCAAATGGGATCTCAACGGTGGGCTCGTGTCTTCTGTAACATCCTCGAAGGTAAAGACTCTGATGTTGGCCTAGTAGAGTCTAACTTTCCTACACCTAGCCGAGAGCGTCGCCCTGTGGCCGCAGTGGAAAGACTCAAGCGACCTTCGGATAGAATCAAGATCAGGAAACCAAAATAGAAAGAGGAACAATTGAATAACGATCCATTCCCTTTGACACAATGCAAGACCCTTAAGTCCGTCGACTTCGCGAAGCTGAACAAGCAGCGCTTCGTAATGGAACCAAAGATCGACGGTTGGCGACTCCAAGTGGAGGTAGATGAGGCTGACGTTCAGGCTTGGACACGAACTAACCATAACGCAACAGGTAAACTTCCAATGGTTGAGAATCACCTCGCTGTAGCCTTCATCCCTGAAGGTACGCGGCTCGATGGCGAGGTTGTTTACCTTGACAGTAACGGAGATCCGGACTTCAACTTTACTAGTCGGTGTATGGGAAGTGGAGTCGACGTATGCGTCGACAAGCAACAGCTTGAGGAACGATACCTATCGTACGTTGTGTTCGATATCCTACGTCTAGGCGATCGAGACCTTAGAGCCCAGCCATACGAAGAGCGGCGGAGCATCCTGGAAAAGCTGCTGAAGGGTTATAGTCCCTACGTACCAGTAATCGAAGTTGGTGCAGCGACTGAAGAGGCTCACGCTAAGAACATCAACAAGTACGGCGAGGGATCTATTCTCAAAGACCTGTCAGCACCCTATGCTGGCAAGCGTCACAAGTCATGGCTTAAATGGAAAGCGGACGAAACGATGGACGTTCGTATCGTCGGCTACAAAGAAGGACAAGGAAAGTACAATGGTCTCATTGGAGCCATCACCTTCGTAGCAGGTGACGGTACGTTCGGCAACTGTAGTGGGATGGATGACGATACGCGGGTACACATCTCGGACCACAGGGGCAGTTTGATCGGGAAGACCATTGAGGTGAAGCACTACGGTAAGCTCGTCGACGGTTGGCGGCACCCTCAGTTCATCCGATTCCGAGATGAGTAATAGCGAGAGTGCAGGACAGTTGCAGGCTAAGATCTGCACCTGTGGTCGCTACTTCGACGAAGAGGGTCTACGCGCCTCATGGGTTGGGAAGCCGTTTCCTAAGGGAAGTACGCACCACTTCGACACCCTACCGTGCCACGATGGTGACTGCGACGAGACATCGTGTCCCGACTACGGAGTAGTGAGTTGGGCCAAGAAGATGCGGGACAGAACGACTGGCTGAGGCTTGCGGACGTAACCAGAACACGGCGACGTGGCTGAGATGGTACAAAGCGGGGGTCTGCAAAACCCTTTATGACGGTTCGAGTCCGTCCGTCGCCTCAAAAATTTCCGATCAGCACCCTTGATTTCCATCTTTGCCTTCGTTATAATAGTAGTATACAAATCTTTCTAACGGAACGGGTAACAGGTTGCAGATCATACGTACAAGCGACAGATCGTATTTCAAACGGTGTCGTGTGCTTTGGGATTATACAAGTAAGATCCGACAGAACTACGAACCAATTCAACGTATCGAGGCGCTAGACTTCGGTACAGCAATGCACAAGGCCCTAGAGGCTTATTACCAACCTACGACGTGGGGCAACCAAGGCCTGAAGGAGGCGAACACCCTTCAGGCCTTTAATAATGCCATCAAGGATATAGGGATAAAGGTACGAATAGGACCTCTAGAGTTCGAGGAACGTTGGAACGAGCTACGTCAGTTAGGTCTGGACATGCTCGTTTTTTATTTTGCCTATGCACAAAACCATGATGCCTTTACTCCTACGTTTGTAGAGATCGAGTTCGAGGTACCTATACCAGGAATGGATGGTGTAGTCTACCAAGGTCGTATCGACTTGATAGCCGACGACGAATACGGCTACTGGATCATTGACCACAAGACGACGGCACAGTTCGGTGGTACGGAATGGTTGGCTCTAGATGACCAGTGTAGTTCGTATGCCTGGGCTATCTGGATGAAGCTAGGACTCCAAGTGCGTGGTGTTATCTTCAACGAGCTTCGGAAGAAGGCACCCTCGAAGCCTAGGGTACTGCTGAGTGGCCAGCTTAGCGTCGCTAAGAATCAAGATACAACCTACGAAACGTACCTACAGGCCATCCGCGATGGTGGCTATAAGGAAGAAGCCTATCGTGACTTCCTGGACTACCTCAAGATGAACCAGAGGGAGTTCGTTCGTAGGACAAGGATCGTCTTTAGGCCTGAGACGCTTGCGATCGTTGAAAAGCGAATCCAGTTGGAAGCGCACGAGATGCTGGACAACCCAAGCATCTACCCAACACCTTCGAGGATGAACTGTAACGGTTGTTCGTTCTTTGCACCTTGTCTAGCTCTGCATGAAGGAAGAGATCCAGAAACAATCCTTGACGAAAACTATGAACGGAGGGCAAATGCCTGATAAAGAAGAACTAGACCGACGCTTTACGTATCACCCACCAGACGCCGCGACTCGTGAGCTCCACGACGAGTGGCGTAAGCACGAGCGGTGGTACGCCGATCACATTAACGACCTTCCTGGAGGAGAAACAAGAGAGAAGTCGCTTGCTTTCACGGCACTAGAGGAAGCAACATTTTGGGTTCATGCCCACATCGCACGCAATCTCCATCCAAAGGAGAACAGTGCCTGAGGCAAGAGACCTACTAGATGCACCTACACCCATACCCGCACCAGTGCTTACACCAGACACAATAGCGGGTCTACGTATCGTATCGCCAGAGGCATACGAGTGGATCAAGCTGCTGGTGTATGGAGAACCTGGTGTTGGCAAGACACGCTTCGCAGGGTCAGCAGTACTAGTACCAGAGATGCAGCCAGTACTAGTACTAGACTTCGAGGGCGGTACGCTTTCACTACAGGACATGTCTGACATCAACATCGTACGATTGACCTCTTGGGAGAAGGTCGATAGGTTGTACGGTAGCTTGTATGACAAGAACCCATACAAGACGATCGTTGTGGACAGCTTGTCCGAACTACAGAAGTTCTCTATGTCAGAGATCATGAGGCAAGTAGTACAGAAGGACTCAGAGCGTGACCCTGACATCGCGTCACTACGTGAGTGGGGCAAGAGCAGTGAGCAAGTACGACGTTTCGTTAGAGCGTTTCGTGACCTACAGTGCAACGTAATATTCACAGCCCTCAACAGTGAGGACCGAGACGAGCGTACGAACACAATCAAATCCAGACCAGGACTGCCAGGTAAGTTGAAGGGCGAAGTGTCTGGATACGTCGACATCGTGTTGTATATGTATAGAAAGGAGATACGAGTAGACGGAAATAGAAAGATACAAACACTGGTGCTAACCCAAGGAACGGAAAGACAACAAGCAAAAGACCGAAGTGGTAAGCTGCCTGAGCTCCTCGAAGCACCAACAATGCAGGACGTTTACAACTACATCAGAGGAAGGGATTCATGAGACTTAACCTAACCGACATCGACGACCGATCTTTTGAGCCACTGCCTGCAGGCAGATACATCCTGAAGGTCACCGGCTATGAGATGCGCGAGGTGAAGAACGACGGTAAGGTACCAAAGGGTACGCCCATGATCAACTGGGAGTTCACCGTCATCTCCGACAACGGTGGGGATACCAAGTACGAGAACCGTAAGTTGTGGATGAATACAGTGATCCATGAACGGTCTCTTTTCAACCTCAAGGCGTTACTACGAGCGAGTGGCTCATTCTCACCCGAGCAGCTGGATGGGGAACTTGACTTCGAACCTGAAGACATCGTAGGGTCTGAGGTTGTCGCCGTCGTAGCTCAGCGACAGTACAACGGTGACATGGTGAACGATGTCAAGCGCATCGTCAAGTTGGAAGAAGACAGTGAGGCTGCGAGCTCACTCTTGCCATAATCAGATCCTCGGGGGTAGGCGAAGGGCGTCTACCCCTGAGGCATACGAAGGGGATCTGATTGGTTACTGCCCAGTTTGTTGCCTATATTAAGAAAACACCTACCTGCTGGATATGGACAGGCACAGTAAGTACTGATGGCTACGGACACTATCGGAATAGACCGGCACATCGCGTAGCATACGAGCTGTACAAAGGGAAAATACCAGAGGGACTTCAGATTGACCATGTATGTCGTAATGTTCTCTGTGTCAATCCCGACCATCTTGAGACGGTAACACTCCAGGAAAACCTACGACGTGCACCAGTCCGAGGCGGGCCACGATGGAGATGCTGTATCCTTGGCCACGAGTTTACCCCTGAGAACACGTATGTCAGCCCGCGTGGTCTCAGAGTCTGTAAGGAATGCAGGAGGAATCGTAACACCCATAAGCGTAGTTAGAGGGGGGGATAGATATTGGCTGCTGTCCCTATTCTCGTTCTCTCCGAAGAGACTGCACTTCGGAGAGAAACATTCTTCAGAGTCGTATTCGATAGGGCACCTTCAGGTTACCTCTGTATCGCACGACGCGTGGCGGGCAAAGGTGCGTTTGAGGAACAGTTCTTTCGATGGCCAGATGATCTAGAGGCGCTTAGCGAATACATAAACGAATCGGTAATGAACCATGATGTCTGGTTCTGTCCGATGTTGTTTGATGCTCCTGCCAGAAAGAAGGAGCATGTCGACATCTGTCCTTCAGTTTGGGCCGACTTAGATACTTGTACGCCTGACCTACTACTCATCCCGCCTACAGTAGTTATCGAGTCTAGCTCCAAGCGGTATCAGGCTCTCTGGCTACTCGACCCTCCAGTAGAACCACTCGAGGCAGAAGATGCTTCGAAGAAGGTAGCGTACTTCCACGCTGAGCAAGGAGCAGACAAGTCCGGTTGGGATCTTACCCAGCTGCTACGAGTACCGTTCACACTCAACTACAAGTACGTACCACCTGCAACAGTCACAGTAAGCGGAGCAGGCGATCCTGTTAACATAGTTGACTTCGCTGTCTACCCTGTGGTAACTGAAGACGTCTCAGCGATGTGGCCGTTTCCGGATTCGATAGAGGATTCGCAAACGCTTCTAGACCGATATAAGAACGACATCGACCAATCGGTCTGGCCTCTACTACAACTAGAGCCACGAGACGATTGGTCAAAGGCGCTCTGGAACCTAGAGATGTTACTAAGCGAGTCGTCGCTATCACGTGAAGACATCTTTAGCATCGTACGCGATGCGAAGTGTAATAAGTACAAACGCGATGGCAGAAGTGAGAAGCTACTGTGGCGTGAAGTATGTAAAGCCTGGGCGAAGGTTCGTGAACGTAGTGAGGTCATAGAGAGTGCAACAGCATTTAAGAATCCTGATCTACTGTCTGATGGTGACATGCAAGCAGTACAGAAGGATAGAACCTTCATAGAGGAATATGTCGACTGGGCTAAGGGTGTCGGCGATGCTGCAGAGGTATATCACCATGCAGGCGCGTTCATGTGTCTAAGTTGTATACTAGCTGGGTCAGTTCAACTACAGACGTCGTTCGGTCCAATAGCTCCTAACATGTGGTTCCTATTGTTAGCTGATACCACGTTGACAAGGAAGTCAACTGCACTAGACTTAGCAGTCGACCTTATTGTCGAAGTAGATGCTGACATTGTCCTTGCGACGGATGGTTCTATCGAAGGCTTGTTCTCAGCACTAGCAACAAGACCAGGAAGACCTAGTCTGTTCTTGCGTGACGAGTTCAGTGGCTTCATCGAAGTCATAACCAAACGGGACTACTATGCAGGTATGCCTGAGACGCTGACTAAGATGTATGACGGGCGATATCAGAAACGTCAACTGCGTAGGGAAGTGATCGAGGTTAGGGATCCTGTACTCTGCTTGTTCGCTGGAGGTATCAAGAGTAAGATACTGTGGCTGTTAGGTGATGAGTTCGTTTACTCAGGGTTCCTACCACGATTCGTCTTCGTCACAGCAAAGTCGAACCTAGGTAAGTTGAGGCCGTTAGGTCCGCCTAATGATCGAACGATCTCTGGTCGTGAGATGTTAGTAGCTAAACTAGCCACTATCAAGACTCGATACCAAAGTGAAGTCGAAGTCAAAGCAGGAAGCATCAAGGTTCCAGTACGTGCTCTACATGACGTACAGTTAACTCCAGACGCATGGAGACTGTACAACAATATGGAACTGAAGCTACTAGAGTCAGGTATCAAAAGTACTGTACAGGATATGTTGACACCAACGATGGACCGACTAGCTAAGTCAGGACTGAAGGCTTCGATACTGATTGCAGCTAGCAGAGTACCTAACAGTCGGGTAACTGTTACTGAAGGTGATGTTCTAAAGGCGTTTCAGTACGTCACACAGTGGCGTGAGTTTGCAATGGAGGTGATGGCTGGTATTGGAATGAGTCAACAGGAGAAGCAGATCGAGGTCCTCTTCAGCGCCATTAAGCGTAACCCTGGTGTTACGCGAAGTGAATTGATGAGGAACTACCATCTGACCAAGCGAGAAGCCGACTCAACGTTCGATACACTAGAACAGCGAGGGTTGATTGCACGAGTGAAGACTAAGGGAACCGAACGTCTAACAGCGATCCTATAAGGAGGAACATGGAAACTGGTATAGTCATCTTGTCAGGAGGCATGGATTCAACTACGCTAGCGTACTACCTGCACAAGATGTATGAGTTTGACTGGCACTACCTGTCGTTTGATTACGGACAACGACACGTAAAGGAACTAAGTTATGCTGCGGCAACCGCAGAGACTTTGGGTGCTAGACATGACGTCATCAATCTACAGCAGATCGGTAAGCTCATGGAGTCGTCTGAAAGCGTCCTTGTGAACCTTGACATGAAGGTACCAGAAGGACATTACGCAGAGGAGTCGATGAAGGCAACAGTAGTACCGAATCGAAACTCGATCATGCTGGCTATAGCGTGTGGTGTTGCGGTAGCTGAGCAAGCTACGTTCGTCGCAGCAGGTATGCACGCAGGAGATCACTTCATCTATCCAGACTGCAGACCAGAGTTCGTAACTGCATTTGAACAAGCAGAGGCACTTGCGAACGATGGGTTCTGGGAAGCTCGACTCTACACACCGTTCATCGAATTAACCAAAACGACCATCGTAGGTGTGGGAGAAGAGTTCGGAGTACCATGGAACGGTACGTGGTCATGCTACGTTGGTGGAGCTAAGCATTGTGGCAAGTGCGGAACTTGTAACGAACGACGTGAAGCATTCTCGTTGGCAGGCGTAGTAGATCCGACTGAGTATGAATAAGACACAGTGGACATCGTGGTGTAGTCAGCACAACTGCCGTCCTGAGGATTGCTGGGATATACATAATCCAACACACGGAAAGATCCGGACTAAGACAAAAGAAGAAACAGAAGAGGAGGTGAAGCAGCGACATGCAAACATTAAAGGTGCGCCATAACATAGAAGTAGCACACAGACTGAGCCTGCTGAAGGGGAAGTGCGAACATATTCACGGGCACAGTATGTGGACAGTCGTGGAGTTTGAAGGGCCTGTGAACCCTAAGGGTGTGTTACTGGGTCTAGACTTCCACGATGTAAAGGCTGTATACAGACACCACCTGGATACAGTCTACGATCATCACTTGCTACTTAACGACCAGGATCCGCTACTAACTATGTTGGGTACGAATGCCTACGAGCTGTACTACCCAGGACTCAAGACCTGCGACGGAGATCCTACGACAGAGAACATCGCCAAGTGGATAGGTGTATGGGCTCTAAGTGAGTTCGACACAAGTGGGTTAGCCCGAGTCAAAGTGGAGGTCTGGGAGACGCAGGTGAATAGCGCAACGTGGGAGGTAAGCGCATGAAGAAGTTCAAAGTCAACGAGGTGTATTCAAGCATTCAGGGTGAGGGACCACGTGTAGGTACACCTACGATCTTCGCCCGGTTCTCAGGATGCAACATGAGGTGTCCGGCTTGGCCTTGTGATACACCATATGCAATCTATCCTGACATATGGAAGCATGATCCAACAATGGACGTCGGAGAAGTTGTAGCCAAGATCAACGAGCATCCAGGAACAAATGTCTGCATAACAGGCGGCGAACCGACAATGCAGCCAGAAGAACTACTCGAGGAACTAGTAGAGATTCTGACTGGTCAAGGCTACACAGTCGACATGTTCACGAACGGTTCCTTGAAACAGTTTCCTGATTGGATAGCACTGGACCCTGTTGTAGTGATCATGGACTGGAAGCTAGAAGGATCAGGAGAAGCTGAACGAGGCCTAGACGTACGAACACAGAACGTCAAGATGCTGCGACGGAAGGATGCTATTAAGTTCGTAGTCGCAAGTGAGGATGACCTCGAGGAAGCATTCACCCTGTGGAAAGATATGAAGGGCGTCCCCGTAGAGTTCTACGTAGGCGCTGCGTGGAACCTATTCGCAGAAGCAGACCTGGTTAACTGGATACTTGAACGGAACGTACCATGGAAGCTAAATGTACAGATACATAAGTACATCTTCCCAGATAAGGATAGAGGAATATGATTAGTTGGGAATACCTAGCAGGGTTCATCGATGGCGAAGGCTGTATCAAATGCTACAGGTCTGGTGGTGAGTATAAGAACCTAGAACGAAAGAAGTTACGTCCTCGAATAACAATCGGTCAGAAGGATCGTGAAGTTCTTGACGAGATACAAACGTTCCTAGGTACTAATCTGAAGGTCACGCTTAGCTACGACTGTCACTACCTTCAAATCTGTTCGGTATACCACGTACGTAGAATACTCACCAACATTCTACCGTACCTGGTTGTTAAGCGTAAGGACGCTGAAGAGGCACTAGCACTACTAGGGGTTGAAAGGGGTATTTGATGGGGAGAGGCGAGGCATACATAGCCGGTCAAGACAACTCAACGGACTGTATCGCAACCTTTCTGACTCGAGAAGTACGAACACTATCAAAGGAAGCACAGACGAATACACCGCGAAGGTTCGTTGAAGCCTTCCGTGAGTTGATGGGTAAGAACGACGAAGACTGGAAGTTTACTACGTTCCAGTCTGACTGCGACGAGATGGTGCTAGTTCGTGAGATCAAGTTCGTATCGATGTGCGAACATCACTTGTTACCGTTCCTAGGTCAGGCGCATGTAGGTTATATTCCACAGGGGCAGATAGCGGGGCTTAGCAAGATCGCTCGAGCAGTACGGTGGAAAGCGCGAGGTATATGGGCTCAGGAGAATCTCACAATGGCGATAGCCTCTTTCCTAGAGCAGTCACTGGAGCCTCGGGGTGTTGCTGTAGTACTAGAGGCTGAGCATACATGTATGGCTATACGAGGTGTTAAAGCAGACGGCACAAAGACTACGACATCGGCTATGCGTGGCGCGTTCAGAGAAGAAGGTAACTATGCACGAGCAGAGTTCTTGGGTCTCCTACGATGAGTGAGTTCCGAGCGTTCAGACTAGAGCGCCTAGAGGACGAGACAGGCGTGTCCGGTACAGGGTTTGTGGCCGAGGGTGTGCAGTTCTCAGACGGCACCGTAGCGCTACGTTGGATGACCGAGTGGCCGACAAGCGTAGTGTTTCACGACCGCGGCATCGAAGCAGTCAAAGCAGTACACGGACATAATGGCAAGACGCGCATCGTCTGGTCTTGGGACTACGGACCAGACGATGCAAAGGAGGAGACATGACGGGCTCCTACTATACCAACCTTCATCAGGGACTCGGGATTATCCTTTTCGGCGCAGTCGGATTGATTGCTTTCGCGCTCCTGTTTCTCCAGATGTGGAGGTCTAAATGAGGTCGATTGAGGACTACATCCAAGAGATGGAAGAAGACTCGCGCAGGTGGTTCGATATTGAGGAGGGATGGGATATCACGACTCTAGTGTTAGGCCTAGCAGGCGAGACCGGAGAGGTTTGCGACCTGATCAAGAAGTGGCGTCGAGGTAGTTTGACGTACCAGGACATCGAAGCAAACCTGCAAACGGAACTCATTGATGTGTTCCACTACTGGTGCCTACTAATAGGTCTACTGAAGATCGACGTAGACGAAGTATATCGAGCCAAGAGGGAGTTTAACATTGCCAGATTCGAATGACCCCGTAAACCACCCTCCGCATTACAATGCCCATCCAAGTGGTATTGAGTGTATCACTATCGTGGAGCACTTCAACTTCAACATAGGTAATGCCATTAAGTACCTGTGGCGGCAAGGACTAAAAGCGAACTCGTTGGAGGACTTGGAGAAGGCTGTCTGGTATATCAACCGTGAAATAGAAAGGAGGACTAAGGATGGAGTCGGCGCTGATCGTACCGTTGTCAATGATGGACCGAACGGAGAACTTTGACTACCATATGATCCTGCCTCAAATGGCGACTAACGAGCAGTACTATAACTTCTATGCGAACGTTGAAGGTTTCAAGATACTCGACAACGGAGCTGCTGAAGGTCACTGGATTCGCTCTGAGGACTTACTATACTTAGCATGGAACCTTCAAGTAGACGAAGTGATAGCTCCTGACGTATTAGGAGACATGTCTGCTACACTTCGACTCTTGAAAGGGTTTATGTATGTAGGTCAGTCTTACAGGGTGATGGCAGTACTGCACGCTGAGACGTGGAAAGAGTTCAATACCATCTTCAATGCAGCCATAGACCTAAACGTAGTAAGTGTAGCACTGCCTCGAATGTTGGCAGAGACACTAGGGCCTATGGCTAGACTACGAGGTGCAGAGCTCATACGGAAGTACTCGCCTATACCTATCCACGCACTAGGATGTACAAACAGGATCGTAGAAGCGTTAGACCTGAAGCACCAAGGAATAGTTCGTGGCATTGACTCGTCTGCCCCTGTGGTGTTGGGTCTACAAGGACGGGACCTTGCACAAACATATACAACAAAGAGGCCGAAGGACTTCTTCGACCTACCAGAAACGCCTCAAGCGTTACGAAACCTAAACTTGTTCAGACGTTGGTGCAGTACATGAGACGTCATCCGTTAGCGAGATGTGAAGACTGCAGTTTGAATAACGACCACAGTGTGTTCGTCCCATCATTTGGGCCAATAGAGAACCCGGAGGTGATTATAGTTGGAGAAGGACCAGGAGTTCAAGAAGCACGAAGAGGCATTCCTTTTGTTGGCCCAAGCGGCAAATTACTGGACGTCGTACTCAGAGGCCATGGATTTAGCCGAGACAAAGCTTACATCACTAATGCCTGCCTTTGCAGGTCAAAGGATAATGCTACGCCTACTGCAAGAGATGTCGCAGCATGCAACCCAAGATTGCACAGCGAGGTGGCAGAGGCTACAAAAAATGGAGCATCCATCATCACACTCGGCAACGTCGCCGCCGGAGCTATCTTTGATACAAAAGTCGGCATCACAACCTTCAGAGTCGGGCCGGCACGTCAAACCCACCTCTACCCCGGAGTCAGAGTAGTACCCACAATACACCCAGCCTACGTACTAAGAATGCCAGACGCATTCCCGATGCTCGTAGACGATATAGGAAAGGTAAGAGCGAGTGCAGACATACGATGGGAAGCCCCAGTCTTTAAAGTCTTTGATGAAGGGCCTATCGCTTTGCGCGCATTGTCCGAGTTGCGCAAGAGATCTGGTGACGTGGTCGTTGACATCGAAGTCGGAGCGGAGAAGGATGAAGAGTTCGTCCATCCAGATCGATATCAGCTGCTGTGCGTTGGACTCTGTTACGCTCCTGGACGTGCAATCGTTATTGGTGAGACCGCGTTACAAGACACCAGAGTGCGGAGTATGCTCGGTGATCTCCTTAGAGATGAGGGGGTACGAGTCATCGCGCACAATGGAAAGTTTGATCTCGCGGGCCTCGAGCACGTTATCGGTAAAACCAAGCTCGGCTTCGACACTATGCTCGCCAGCTACGCAGTCGACGAACGGCAAGGAACCCATGGACTTAAGTACTTAGCAAGAGAGAAGTTAGGTGCACCTAACTACAGCCTCGAGATCCATAAGTACTTGAAGAAGAAGGGCGACAACTTCGCACACATACCTAAAGAGGTACTGCATAAGTACAACGCGTACGACGTAGTATGTACGTTTGCTCTGAAGGATATGTACGAAGACCAAATGAAACGAGAGGGTGTTACTCGTGTACACGATATGTTGGTACGAGCGAGCGACATGCTTATGGCGGCCGAGATGCGTGGACTACGAATTGACTTGCAGCATACAGAACGGATTGCTGACGACTTCATATCCGAGTTGTACCGTCTGGAGAAGCAACTGTCGCGATGGGTGAATAACCCTCGTAGCCCACTTCAAGTCAAAGCATCCTTGAAGGAGTTGGAGATCGATGTTTCAAGTACGAACGTAGATACGTTAAACAGGATCCTAACGCTTTCGAAGAACGAAGAGGTTCATGAGTTCGTAAAGTTGCTACTAGAGCATCGTCGACAGACTAAACTCTACGGCACATATGTTAAGGGCACCCTTCGAAGGTTGTACAAAGGTAGAGTGCACCCCACCTTCTTGCTTCACGGAACTACCACAGGGCGATTGAGCTGTCGCAATCCAAATCTACAGAACGTTCCGCGTGAGTCAAGAATCAAGAAAATGTTCGTACCGTCAGAAGGGAAGACCTTTGTCCAAGCCGACTTCAAAGCTGCCGAAATACGTGTCATGGCTTGCGAAGCTAAGGATGAGTACCTCCGCCAGCTCTTCGCCGACGGCCGTGACATTCACAGTGAAGTTGCTACTCGATTCTTCGGGTCCAACTTTACTAAGGATCAACGTGTACGTGCGAAAGCCGTCGTCTTTGGACTTTCGTATGGACGAGAAGAATACTCGTTGGCACAGGAGTATGGATGGTCAGTAGCTGAAGCACGAAAGTACATCGATGCATTCTTCGAACTGATCCCAGACGTTGTGAAGTGGCGTGAGGGTATCAAGCAGCAGATCCTACACGGTGAAGAAGATCTGACAACAGCGTTTGGTAGGCACCGTCACATCTGGTTAGTAACAAACGACAATAAGAATGAAGTAGTGAAAGAGGGTCTAGCCTTTGTACCTCAAAGTACTGCTTCTGATATATGTCTTAATGCTGCTATGGTGCTACACGAGCAGTATGGATTAGACATTCGTCTACTAGTGCATGACAGCATTCTGGTAGAGACCGACACCCCTGCGGAGACAGGACAACTGATGAGCGAGGTGATGCCTAGGGTAGCAGCTGAAGTATATAGTGACTACGTACCGTTCCCAGTCGACATTACTAGTGGAGAAAGTTGGGGAAGCTTGTGAGAGGAAAGAGTGCAGAAGTCGGTAACCGTTATAAAAACCAGAACGGTTACTGGGGTACACGTACAGAAGATGGATGGGTGGCCGACCACCGATTCATTATGGAAACACACCTAGAGCGAAGCCTAGAAAAGGGTGAAAAGGTCGAGTTTGTTGATGGTGACAAGGACAACCTTAACCTAAGTAACCTTCGACTCGTGGGTTCTCCTATCGTACCGTTTAAGGATCGATTTGGTGCAGACGTAGTCGGAGGCTGTCGAGTACGAATATCTCGAGATGAGAATCAACGACCTTCAAGGGGTACATGGTCACGATATCGAAACAAGCTGGGCGAGGTCTTATTTGTTAAGGCCGAAGACCACGAAGCGTGTGTTAAGCTTGACGGTAAGGAGGACCCAACATGGTTTGCCGACTACGAACTGGTAGTACTTGATGAAGCACACTAAAGTCCGTGGTAGGCCTAAGGGCTCGATAAAGAGAGACCTGCATCCTGAAACGAAAAGATGCTCCGCTCCAAATCATGACGGCGATCGAGAGCTGTCTATAGACAACTTCTACTTCGATAAGAATCGTTTACGTTTCAAGTCCTGGTGCAAACGCTGTATACTCAACCCAGAAGCTAAAAGGTACCAGAGAGTGTTTGAACGAGAGTTTCCAGTAGATGAAGAATAGACCGTTTTGCCCCATTAAAGATCACAGCAAATAAATGGGGAAAATCAGTCTATACCTCTTAGAATCGCATTGTCAATATAAGAGACTTGCGTGCCCCAAAAAATCGAGGAGTAATCTATTTTTTTGGGGCACGCAGGTCTAACTAAAGAGCTTCAGGAGTCATTATGGTATACGCAATAGCACTTGACCCGGGCGGAACAACGGGCGTAGCAATCGTCAGAGACCCTGATCAACCATGGAGCATAGTCGTAGACCAGCTAACAGGTGATCACTACATGGAGCTGTTCCGAATGCTCTACACATTAGAGCCGGAGTACATCATATGCGAGTCGTTTGAGAACCGCGGTCAGAGCAATACGCTACTGACTTCGATGGAGTATATCGGCGTAGTGAAGCTGTACATACAGCGGACCGGTACTATCGGGGTATGGCAGTCAGCTTCCACAGGGAAGGCTTTCTGGACAGATGCAGCGCTCAAGAAGTATGGTCTATACGTACCTGGTCTAAAGCACGCAAGAGACGCTATACGCCACTACGCTGCGTGGCAAACCTTTGCAAATAAAGACCGCAGCCTCTTACAGGACTCAGCGGTCGGGTCGTCCGTAGTAGTTCGCGGAGCCGAAGCAATAGACTGAACCTTCGTCAGCAACGATTCGGTAACCGTTATTGCCGACACCAGCGATGCCTACAATGGCATGACCTTTCGGAACAACGTTCGGACTGTTCGGTGCACCTTTGAACTGCGCGTCACCAAATGCGTAGACAGCGCCGTCAGGCTTAACGATCCAGTAACCGTTACCACTTGCAGTGTTTGCGATCATGTCTTCTCCTCCCTGTGGGATTGATGGTGTTGTAGTTCCTTCTCGAGCCTCCGTGATGACACGCTCCCAAGGGAAGCTTGGTCCTGGATCCCAATGGCCGCCACCCGACGCACCTAGATCTACGTGGCCGCAAACTCCCGCTGCTCCGCCTTGAGCTTCGGAGCTAGACAGCTTACGTATTGGAATGCCGAAAGCGGAAGCTTCCTCTGCAATCCAAGCTGCGCAGTTCGACAGCATCGTCGGGTGGCGACTCCATTCGTCGGGAGACCATGCAGCGAAGGCGCACAGTTCAGTTGAATCGCTGTACGGGTTCGCATTAGCTTGAGTCCAAGCCTTACTGGTCCTCGCAACGTACTCTCCAATGGTCCCTGGTGTATCGTCGATGCCAGTCTGTGAGGACACACCTGACGCAGGGTTCTGGAAGAACGATCCTAACGACTGGTATGTCGTCGCACCCTCAGCTGTGTGGATGACAATCAAACGTACACTAGACCCTCGCGAGCTGTAGTTCGGTGACGGAATAATATGACGGTTAAGCGGCATCATTTCCCCTTGGTGGCGGAGCTCCCGGTGTCCCGTCATCTTCTAGAGACTCGGCAGGCTCCTCTCTTGGCTCTGGTTCCGGCTCTGGCCATTGTGTTCGCTCTATACGTTCCATACTGCTCCTTTCTAGTTCCCGTCAGCGAGAAACCTAATACCAGATACTGACTGCCACCACGTATAGCCGGTAGTAGTCGTGCTGCAGTTCGCCGTAACAACAGTACCATCGGGCACAATGTCTACCCGACCTGGTCCACCGGACGCTGCTTGGTTGGATTGTTGTTGTGAAAAGAGAAGTCGATTTGCTGGGCGGAACCCGCTAGGTAACGTGCAGATCGTAGGACCACTGCCCCCGCCAGCTACGCTAGTATTGATGCACGAACAAAGTCCTCTCAGATACACCCATCCTAGACTGTCCTTCATGTACTGACCAGCACGCCATCCACTACCAAAATCGGTAAAGGCGCTGGTGTACGGAAGCCCAGCCCATACGCCGGCTTTGGGACCCACACCAGCTGGACCAATAGCTCCAGCCGCACCAGCTGTACCTATGCTACCTGGGCCACCTGGCGGACCTTGAGCACCAGGTACAGCAATGAAAGCTCCGGTCGCGACGTCCCAGTACTTGAGGAGAGGCATATCAACCTCCATCCGCTAGGAACTGAATACCGGAAAGTTGTACCCACGGGTTGGTTGCGGCAAAGGCTGTTGTAGTGAACACTACACCTCCATCGCTTTGAACCTGCAGACGCCCCGGTCCCTGACCGTACGTCGCGTACCCACCAATAACAATCGGGAACAACTCCCACGCAGCAGGACGAAACCCACTAGGTAAAGTTGTGATGATCGGCCCAGTACTTGAGTACGCAACCGATCCACTTAGCTGAGCAAGTCCGCGGATAAAGACCCACCCTTGGCTGTCTTTCATGTACTGGACGGGATTGAACGAATTCCCATAGTTCGACCAACCCGCCCCAAAAGAAACCTGTACCCAAGCACCTAAAGATGCTGAAGAACCTGACGGACCTTGAGCTCCAGCCGCTCCTGGTGGCCCAGTCGGACCTTGCACACCTTGGGGGCCAGGTATAGATGGCAACGAGATGAAAGCTCCAGTAGCGACGTCCCAGTACTTGAGGAGCGTCATCTCAGCTTCCATCCGCTATGAACTGGATATCAGAGAGCGAAGCAAAGGTAGCCGCAACCGTGGCTTGCGTAGTTGAGTTGTTGAGCACTACCGTACCGTCAGACAGTACATGAACACGACTAGGGTAGCCTTGAGTTGATACCGACCGAACAAGGCTCTGGAAGAGCTCACCGTTCGCTGGTCGGAACCCACTAGGCAAAGTCGCTATAAGGCTGGTCGCATCAGTAGCTATCGCGGAGGTGCTCGTAACAAGGCCGCGCAGGTAGACGATACCCATCGCGTCCTTAGCGTACTGCCCAGGCCTCCAACCACTACCATAGTCTGACCACGTAGCAGCGTAGGGTAATGCAGTCCACGTCAAAGAACTACTGTAGGAAGGGCCCTGTGGACCAGGCGCTCCAGCTGGACCCGCTTGTCCTGCTGGACCTTGTATTCCTTGTGGGCCAGGTGCTCCGGGTATAGTGATGTACGCTCCAGTTGCTACGTCCCAGTATTTAAGCTGCGACATAATACCTTTCCTAGTTCACGGACAGAAGGTGTACTGAGAAGTTCCACAGGGAGACGTACCCCGCTGGGCAGACACCAGCTTGACCTGTACCGTTGTAGTAGGCAATGGCAAGGGTGTCTCCTGCGACGCAGGCTACCTGGTCGTTGACTTCCGCTTCCCACGCCGTCGATGTGATAGCCGTCTGCGCTGCGCGGGCATACTCCGAGCTATTTTTCATAATCACGATATACGCCTGACCACCAGCGTTGTTGAAACCGATGTATACCCTACCGACCGCAAGGTATACACCTGGTATGGGTGCAGTAAACGTCCCCGCACCTATGTTCAACAAACCGTAGGCGTCATACACCGTTTGGTTGTAAGTGCTGGTGTACGTAGTCGCTGTTGCGGGAATGTTCTGCTGTACATTGGTGTTCGCCTTTGCACGGATGACATCTCGCGCACGTCTCCATGCACCACTAGCTACTCCGTTCTTCGCAACCCACACGTCACCGTTCGGATCGGTATAGGTCTGGACTGTCGTACCCGTCGTAACCGGTGGAGGTAGAGGAACAATAGTGGCGTACGTAGCGATAGTCATCAGCCCGTCCCCAGATAGTCAACAGTGGCGAATGTCGAGTTCGCGTTCGTACCACCCGCAATAGCTGTTCCAGCCGACTCAACAACAGTAAGATAGTCACCAGCTGCACAATAGACACTGCCGGAACCTATCGGCGTTGGATAGAGACCGGCCGGCATAACAGTGGAAAAACCTTGTGCAGACAGAGAGCCATTCTTGTAGACATCTAGCTGGTACCAGTTAGTGCCTCCAGCTGTTGATAGTACAAGGCCTCGAGTTTGCAGGTGGTACCAACCAGCAACAATCGCAGAGAACTGTCCTGTCGCAGTCGAATACACACCGTAAACATCTCGATCAATCGTGTCGAAGACCAACACCGCGGCTGCTGTAGTCCAGTTGAAAGCTGCGTTGCGCCATACGCGCGCGTGCAATACATCTCGTGCACGCTTCCATGCCCCAGCGTTGACACCGTTCTTGGCTACCCATACGTCGCCTAGTGCGTCGGTGAAGGTCTGAATCGTAGTCCCAGAGGTGACCGGCGCGGGAAGGTTGGGCGTGCGTGCATCGACGTAGCTCTTGTTGGCGTAGTCAGCGGGGTTGATCGGAGCCGGAGCCTGAGCCGATCCAATGATGATCACGTTGACGTTGTTCGGCATGTTCTGTGCGACGCGTACCTGAAGGTGGTTGGCGTCTTGCACCGAGATCTGAGCAGAGACCATCTGGTTCGTCACTGCGTCCCACATCTGCACCACTGGGGTCGTGGTGCCGAGGTTGTGTGTGATCGTGTATGGTGACGAAGCAACCGTAGGCGAGGTCAAGGTCTGCATGTACGTGAACGGGTACGCTATAGGAGCTGGGTTGGTACCTGTATCTACCCAGAGCAAACCCTCTGGAGGCGCGATAGTAGGCGCAGAGGGGTTCGGAGCAGTAGCAGCTACGTCGACATACGCTGCACCAGGCGCACCAGCAGGTCCGGCAGCACCAGGTGGTCCTGTTGAACCCGCTGGTCCTGTTGCTCCAGGTGGACCAGGTACCGTAGAGGCTGGTCCTGCCGGTCCAGGCGGACCAGTTGATCCTGCGTTACCTGGTGGTCCAGTCGGTCCTTGTGGTCCCTGATCTCCTGCAACTTCAACAACCTCGATCGGCGGGATAGCAGAGATACCACTAACACTGATGTGCGTTGGAGGAGCAGTGACTACGTTGACGGGTGTAGCTTGCGTAACGGTTACACTCACTGCCTCGACGGGAGCGAGGTTTACGTTGCCTACGCCAATCACGTAGTTTGGCGGTATACCTGTAAGGTTTACGTAGTTCGGTGGTACCGTTACTGCGACAGTTGGTGGAGGTGCTATGATAGCACTGACGTGAGTTGTCGTCGTCTCTGCTTCGACGATGACCGTACTGGCATCAGTGACCGCTACGATGATGTCGGAGCCGTTGCTCATCCTGTTCCTTCATAGTTGAGGGATCCGTAAGAAGCGTCAGCACGACCAGTTGTTGTCGTGAATGCTGTACCACAGCCGTAGAGAGCACCTAGTGTATCGTTGGCGTTACATCTTTGCACATCATTAACCGCTATTGTCAGCTGGTTTGTATATCCGCTGTGCAGACTACCAAAAGCTGTTTGTGCTCCATTCAACGTACTTATGAACTGACACCACTGTCCGGCAGCGGTAGGAGAATATGCTACCAGGAAGGTATAGCGATAAAGTCCTGGTATTGGCACCTTAAGATTGGGAGCTACAAACATGCCGTAAGGGTCATCCTGAGCGGTATCAAAGGGAAATGCAGCTTGTCCAATGGTCATGGAGAAGCCAGCATTGCGGTAGATACGTGCATACAGCACATCTCTTGCACGCTTCCACGCCCCACCACTTACACCATTTTTAGCGACCCATACATCACCCAGCTGGTCGGTGTACGTCTGGATGGTAGTGCCAGTAGTGACTGGTGGAGGAAGCGTCACATAGGAAGGTCCTGATGGTCCTACTGGTCCCTGGGGCCCTACTGGCCCTACTGACCCAGGTGGGCCAGCTGGTCCTTGCGCTCCTGGCGGTCCTGCTGCTCCAGCAATCGAGACGACGGTGATACCCCAGAAGTTCTCCTGGACAACCGAGACAGTATAGTCCTGTACGGTCAAGGCATTCCTTCCTCCGTTACGTCAGCTGTCACGGTGACTGTACCTGCGACGACTGTCGTGACACCGTTAGGACCGTCGAGCTCCAAATCCCAAACGCCGTTGAAGCACGTGTCGCTAAGTGTCGCGGATAGCTTTACGTCTACGATGTTCGGTGTGCTTACCGTGCACGCCATCTCTATCGGCCCAGCTATACCAGGTCCCTTACGGATCTGTGCCTTCGCGGTTACCCCCGTTAGATCCACAGGGGTCGTCATCGCAGTATCTTGCCAGAGTTTAAACTGCCAGTCGTATGAGTCACCTTGGTAGATCTGTAGGTTGAAATTACCTGGTGCCATTGCTACCTCCTTTCACAGCTTCTTGGCTATCTGCAAGTGCTTCTTCTCCTCTGTGGATATGCGACGTAGCAACGAACCCATTCGAGGTCCGACTGTTACAGTCACAGATTCTTCACCTGCATCATCACCGAGGAAAATATCAATCTCAGATACACGTCCGGTAAAGTTCTCGTCTAGACGTCCGTGGTTAATAATGACATCTACGATATCACCTAACCAAAGTATGTCAGGATTCCACCAACCCATCGTCAACGTTAAAGTGTACGAAGGTATCGAAGCGGCACGCACAACTAGGTCGCCTAGTGCGGCGGCATCATTGGTTGCTTGAACTAGGATGTTAGTATTGCTGTCGATAGCTTCCCAACGGCTGCGAATAGCGAAGTTCGCCTCGTACAATACATTGGTTACGATATCGACATAAGACACAAGTGCAGCTCCGCCACTTGTAGGTTGACCACCAGTATAGCGGATCAGGTTCGCGTACTTAGTGGCGTCTAGCGTACGTTGTGCTGCCATTACGTTGTCACCATACACCAGTGTCAGGCCCTGAGCAGTACCACGTCCGAGCTGGTTGTAGATACCTTCAGATGGTATGGGCCAGGTGTTGAACTTCAGGTTAGCATCGATGTTCCAGTCGAAGCCTTGGTTGAGTGTAGCTAGAGACTCGACGTCGCCACCAACAATCGAACCTGCCGTCGCTGTATAGGTTCGCTGTACAGAGGCAGGCGTGACACCTCTCGTTATACCAAACGCGCCAGGCAGTCTCGTCTCGGATGTATTGATTAGACTCCAGGCAATGTCTGACTGATCCTGATTCGTAAAGACAACATCTGGATCCGTTACGATTCTGTAAGCTAGCATGCCTCGATAGTCTACTGCCGAGAATTGTACCGTATGTTGATCTGGTTCACCTCCAGCAGCTATACCACCAGGGGAGCCGAGTATGTCATTCGAAGCACCGAAACGTCCACGGTACATCAGTTTCGTGTCTCGGTAGACAATACAGTCAGTATCTAGTTCATCAATCATACCAGCTTGATCATCCATGGCATTCATGGTGAAGCTAACTGTACAAGTATCCATCAAGAAGAACATGAGCTGTCGCGACGTAGCGTTGGTAATCTCGCCAATAGCATTACCCTGCGCATCTGCGACGATCATGTGCCAAGCTGCGGTAGCCATTATAACTTGATCAGAGGTACAACGCCGATAACGGGTGGGACGATCTGAAACGATGCAGGACTCGGGTTACCTAAAGTTACCGACCCGTGGACATTCGCAGCGCCGACGGCTGTAGAAGTTTGCGCCGTCATGTCGTAGGCAGGTGCGTGGTTCGCCGGAGAGCCTGAGGCATTGGAGTAAATGGTACTCGGTGAGTAGTAGGTCATGAACCCTGACGTCCCTGCAGTAGCCCCGTGACTGTGACCAGAGTCGCTAATACTGAGTCCAGCAGACAACTGTGGTATGTGTTGAGTTCCTAGCGTCGCAGACTGTGCACCACCAACAGCACCCATTGGCAAGTTGATCGCACCACCAAAGAACACCGGAAGTAGACCACGAACGTCTGGTACGTTGAAAGTCGTAGAGTTGTCCCCAACGCCAAAGCGTGTACCCCACATCGCGAATAACGCAGCACCGGCACCTGTACGAGAGATCGCACGACCATCACCTACAGTCCAACCTGGTGGAGGACTCGTCGAGTCACCGAGCCACGGCTGGAGTGCACCAGACGGTTGCGGGAACGCAAGTACTCCCGGACGACTATCAGTGATCATAGCGTTAGTAACCGATGATGCAAGAGGCCCTACGAGAATCTGCGCTAGTAGTACGGAACTAGGTGCTAGCGTAGGAGGACTCTGCGAACCCGTAGTAGCTGGAGTACCAGTAACAATCTTAATCTGGAAGTCGTTGTTGCCACCACCGATGACGTTGTCGTCACGTACCTGTACGACGACGTTATCAATACGCGACTGGCCCGCTGGAGGTGAAGCAGTAACCGATGGGTTCACGACAGTATCCGACCAGCAGATGTAGGAGCCTTGATTCGGTGCATCCGTACCGACAACTGAGATGCGCCCCGGCGCAATGTCTACAGACATACCAGGTGTACCTGCGTGCTGCGAGACAAGATAGGCACCAGAGCCCGATAGCAATAGCGAGGTGCTCCGTGTAACGTCTTGGAGGAACAGTCTGTCGTACTGTGCTGGGTATGAACCCTCTTGCATATACGTTGGCGGGTAAAGTGCCATCGATACCTCCTATAGGTACGCGTCGTTCCAGAGGACGACACAACTGGCTGGTAGCGCAGCGGCGTCTGCGCTGAACCTGAAGTAGTTACTGCCTGGAGCCATTGGCGTCCAGACCGTATTGATGAAGTCGAGGTTGGCGTAGCGTGACGACCCATCCGCACCGCCAAGCATCACCGTTCGAGCATGAGTATCGATCTCTAGCATGTCAGTCGTTAGGAGTGAAATCAAGACCTTGACCTCTCCTACGACGACGTCGTTCGGCCGGTACCGTAGCTGGATCACCGGATTCGTACACGGACCATAAAATTGGTAAATCGGCCACGTCTTATACGTCCCATCAGTATTAGCTACAGCAGTTCCGGGGTCTCGTACAGGTGGTGGATAGGTGATATTGTACTTGCGAGGGTATATACGACCGGGAGCGGGAAGGAAGAGTGACTGCAGGGTGATCGACTGCTGTTGACAGTCGTGTGCCTCTGGATCAGCCTTGAACTGGATCTGGAACGCTAAGGCTGTTGGTGAGCTCGCCATCCGTGTCCACTGTGAGACACGAAGGTTACGAAGCTCGTGCTGAGGCATATCATCGTCTATGTTGTAGCGTAGCTTGAACCGCCCCTGAGGATCGAGAAAAGGTTGTAGTAGCTGCCAGTTGTTGGAACGAGACGAACCAGGAATGTTGAAACACTTACCGGTAATACTTACGACTCGCTGGGCAAAGAACTGCGTAACGTCTTGAACACCATCACTAGACGCGTTGTTGTATACGACTTCTCGAACTGCAGGTGCACCCAAATCCTTCTGCGAGATAGCGATGCCGTTGTTCTGCCAGTTGTTTAGGTCTAGCTTTAGAGTTGGCGGTGGACCATCTGACGTCTCAAGTAAGAAGGATCTAGTCATCACCCTGCCTTTCTCTGCGCCATGTAGAAGTCTGCCATATTCATGAACGCTTTCATGTCCGTCTGGTCCTGGAACGTAACGTGCTCAATGGTGATCATCGGGCCATTGTAGCCACCCATTGGCGATACGTATTCATTTCTCCCTGTGGTATTGAGAGCCATCGTAAGGCCTGGGGGAAGAACACCACCAGCGTCATACCAACCAAACTTCTGTTCGTGTGTCCAAGCTCCTTGCGGTGATCCGTAACGCTGAGTGATGTAGTTGAGCATAGCTCGAATCTGGCCCTGCGGTGACAGGTCACCACCGTACTGTGCATACCACGATGGTCCAGTGATACCTTGTGCAAGACCGTACGCACCTGAACTTGGGTTCCTCGCGTTCGGGTCAAAGTTTGCCTCACGCTTCTCGACGTTATACAACGCTGTCCATTCTGCCCCAGTCCAACCACGAGCAGCGGCTGCAGCCTGCATCTGTGCTTGAATGCTGCCAGTTGCTGCTCCAGCGGGAGCAGCACCTCCACCTAGTCCTAGAGCGCCTGCAATACCAGAAAGGAGACTTCCGAATCCACTTAGCACATGCCCCGAGAGGCTGTTTGCTAGAGAGATACCTCCCGATAGGATGCTGTTGAAGAGGTTTGTCGCCGATGTTACACCACCAGCGATCGGACCCAAGATTATACCGATACCCGGAACCTTCGCTAGTTGTGTTAGGATCTCACCTGGTATCTGATCTAGAGAGATAAGCCCCTTCGCGACCATGTGCGCGAGGGCAGTTGGTAGATCGCCAAAGATTTTCTTCGCCACGTCTACCCAGTTTCGAGACATTAGTCCCTGGATGAAGCCTTCGATTGTGTTCCTACCTAGCTCAGCCATCACGGTTGAGGGCGACTTGATTCCGAAGAAGTGTAAGACAGCATTGATGATTGGCTGCACGATGTTGTTGTTGACCCAGTTCCAAACGTCCTTCAACGCATCGGTGATTCCATTGAAGAGTCCTGAGATGACATCCTTACCGACTTGTACTAGCCATGTGATAGCTTTACCCGTAAATTCCACCGCATCCTTGATGGCGGTTGGGAAGCCCGTAAAGAACTTCCAGATCACGTTGTCCCATATCCAGGTGATTCCAGTCCAAAGACCTTGGAGGATATCCTTACCTGCCTGCAACAGCCAGCCCGGAGCATCCAAGAACACGTTCTTGACTACCTTCGGAATGTTAGAGAAGAAAGGCCAGATTATATTATTCCAAACCCACTTCAATCCGTCCCAGAGACCGTTAAGGATATCTTTACCAACCTGCAGTAACCAGCTAGGAGCACCCTCAAACACACTGGCGATATCATTACCGAGATCCTTGATCCAGCCCCAAGCGACATCCCAGGTATCCTTCATGTCTTTCCACAGGCCTTTGAAGAAGGTTAACAATCCTCTCCAGTGCCCTATGATTGTAAGAGGTATGCCAATGAACGGAAGGAAGATGTCAACCGCAACCAGAGCAAACGTATGTCCATCTTTCTTGATGGTCTCCCAGAGGTCCTTGAAGAAGGTAATCAGTCCTCGCCAGTGTAGAGCAATGAATACAGGGATTGCGATGAACGGCAAGGAGAAGGCGAGCCAGCCTAGGATTACCGTGCCCATCCATCCGTGCATCCAGTGCCAAAAGTCTTCGAAGGGTGTCTTGACATCTCTCCACAACTTCTCGAAGAACCCTACGATCCCCTTCCAGTGCAACGCGATCTCCAACGGTATACCAAGGAAGGGATCTAGGACGACAAGAAGGGCTGCGATAGCCTGTCCCCAACTACCATGCATCCACTTCCAGAAGTCGTCGAACCACTGCTTAACCGTAGACCAGTGCTTCACGATCTCGTAGGCTGCAAGCCCTAGTAAGGCAAGGGCTAGAAGAATCTCTCCTACACCAGTCGCATCAAGCGAGATACCGATAGCTTCTAGTCCGGCCGAGATAGCAATAAGACCGTTTGCAATAATCGGCCACAATATCTCTGTACTCAAATAGAACAACGCTTTACCTAGACCCTCGAGAGCCTTAACAACAGTCGGTAGTAGTCCCATCTTGTTGAAGATAAACGCAAAGGCTGCTACGTCAGCAAGGATAGGCCCTATAAGAGGAATCTTGAGAATCGCGTCGATGATCTTGACGATGATTGTTAGGGCATTGGTAAACGCTGGACCGAATGCCAACTCGATCTGACCGAAGGTACCGATGACTGTCGGGAGCAACTTCAGCATTGCGATCAACTCGTTCTTGTGTGCCTCGAACAAGTTGTGTACCGCTGCTTTTCCTGACGTCGAGGTTAGGTAGTCATGTAGCTGTTGGAGCATACCCGTAAGAGTCTTCGCGAAAGCCTGACCTTGTCCAGCTGAGAGGTTGAAGAACTGATAAATGTCCTTGAACATTATATCGAAGAGACCTAACCACGTATGGAACAGACTGAAGAGGTTGTCAAACTCTTTATGCCACTTCTCGGTGCCAGCAGGTGTGTTGAACTTAGTTACCAGTTTGTCGATTGTAGTAAGAAAGCCTCCAGTGTGCTGTGCAGCGTAGTCAAGCATCTTAATAATGAGCTCGACACCCTGTACGAAGATATGCATCGCAGTCGGCAAATGCTCCTGGAACATCTTCTCGAAGTCGGTGAAGATTTTGAGTCCTGGCCCCTGCATCCACGTAAACAGAGGCTGTAACGCCTTCTGAATGATCAGCATATTCTCACTGGCGTACTTGCCGATGATCGGGAGGAACTTCTCGCCAACCTGGACCATCTGCGTGAGGATCTCAGCACCAGTCTTCTCCGCAGGACCCGTCAGCTGATCGAACATGTTCTTGAACTGAGTTGTGGTCGTGTTGAGTGCGATGATGGCAGGGGCAGCAACAGCCGGGAACTGACTAACGGCGTAGTTCAGGGCGTTCTGTGCGTGCACCGCCTCTGTGCTACCCGCACCGTAGACGGCGATCGCCTTATTGAGTGCGTCGAGCGCAGTAGCATACTTCTGTGCGTCACCTACCGCCTGACCGAGACCAGCTAGGTCCGTACCCATTCCAACACCAGCTGTAGCTAAGGCACCAGCACCAAGAATGCCGCCACCAATAGCACCACCAACAGCTGAACCAGCGATACCCAAGCCTGACGTAAGTATACGCTCTGGTCCTAGACCTGCTAACCAACCCGCACCCCCAAGCTTAGGAAGTACGTTCAATGCACCAAGACCAGGTATTCTTCCGAATATGTTACCGCCTCCGCCTCCGCCTCCCCCACCACCCATGAAGGCTCCGGCAAGTAAGCTACCTATACCGGCACCGCCTCCACCACCGCCGGCAGCAGCAGCATCAGCAACTGCCCCCGTCGCTGCAGCAGACGAGGCACCAGTATCAATACCTACTTTAGCCGTGAGATCAGCCGCCGCCAAAGCTGACTGCATCATCGCGATGGTCGCACCTAGCTGCGCCAGCGCGGTACTGCTATCGAGGTTTAGTCTTTCGACTAAGGGGTCCTTAGTGATACCCTTAGCCCAAGTCATTGCCTCTTCTAGGCCTTGGATAAAGGGATCCTTATCAACTGTAAGGTCGGCCTCTATGCTGCCTGCGTTGAACTCAGCCACCGTCGATCACCGTAAAGCCTGATTCGCGGAACTCCTCCATACTAGCCCCTGTGGGATCGAGCTCCCACTCGTCAGACTCACCTCCCTTAATCAGTTCCTCCTGCAGCATCCCCTCAACATACACCTGTCTCACCCACCAAGGAGTGTCCAACCACTCTCGATGCGACATACCTAGGTGTCGTCTTGCTACGTATAGAAGTACTCGTTCTTGAGGCCCGCCACTTAGGAACTCGTAGCGAGCCTCACTCCTTCCGGGACTAGTAGCATTCCTACTACCCAGCCGAGGAAGGCTTGTCGCGCACGATAAGGTAACGCGTGCAACTCGTCAAACGAAGGCTGATTCGAACACACGTCCGCTACTAGATGTAGCGACTTCTCATCCGTCTCCGTTGTATCCTGATTAAGATACTCGGACAGTCTCTTTGCAAACAGTGTGGGATCATCCTGTGCAGGCTTATCAGGGCTATCTTCTACATCTCCAAGCATCTCGCCAAGTGCTTGACGAAAGGCTTGAATCTGAATAGCAGAAGGCTCCGGAATGATACCACTCCCAGCGTACGGCATGAAGTTGTATTCGAGTACTCCTACCTCTTCGGTTAGATTGAACGTGCTCAAGGTTCTACCTCCTATGAATGTGGTGCTGTGAAGTCGTAGATCTGGATAGCCGAAATCGGACATACTGACTGAAAGTCAGCCGTGTACATACGCTTCGCAGCAGCACGACGGAACGCACCACTTGCGTTCGCCAAACAAGTCGTCACTGGAACATACAGCCACCTCGGATACCCAAGACGGTTGGCCATGATCAGCGCAACAGCGTACTGCAGGATGGTATCCGTCGGATTCAGCTGGGTGTACCCAGGAACCGTCAGTGATGGTGCAGACGCTATAGCCAACATGTTGTAGGCCATCGCGAGCGTACTCGAAATGTCTTCAGACAACGCACCTGAGACGGTCAACGACTGTGTCGTCATTTCCATTGCAACTGGTGATGACTGCTCTTCAATGTTGATCGCCTGCGTCGACTTGTTCGATGCAAACGTCCAACCTTGGTCCGTGGCTCCTACTGGGGTCCACAGGGGTTGAGTGAGAGTCAGCGTACCACCAGTAATGCCTGTTGGTACCTGAGACCACGTACCGCCCATCAGCCGCTCAGCAAGTGCGATCGAGAATGGCGTTCCAACTGCAGTCAAAGGACCACCGGTAACGCTCACCTCGGACGGCAGTGCTGGACCACCAGCTGCAGCAGGAAATGTTGACAGTGCTGCCACAATCGCAGTCGCTAGCTGTGCTGCTGTAGCACTCCACTGAACCGGTGCTGTTGCATATGGTGTCCCAGCTACCGTGTACGTCATTATGAATGTACCAGCAGTCAAAGCACCAGACGTACTCAACGTTGCTGAAGCCCACGGTGCGAGTGAGAACGGATCTGTCATCACCGCAGAAGCCGGGGGCGGCATCGGTGTGTTCGCAGGTGCAACCAAGCACGCAGCTTGACCAACAACGACGTTGTTGGTGTTGTACAATTGCCCAATCATGTACTACTCACCTCCTCGACAAGTAGAATGTTCGCGTCAGCAGCCGCTGCGTACACAGCGTCAACTAACTCTGCTGGAACGGACGTAGGGTTCGTTCCTACGGTAACCACGTTGGTACCGTCGTTGACGGTCAGTCCTACTACGTAGGGCTGATCGACGATCTTCAACACCGCGTCAGTACTACGTCCCGCGGGCGGCGAGGCCGAAGCTGCTTCTTTCGGTGCGTCTTCGTTGTTAGGCATATTCACCTCCTATTGTGTAACGTATTCGACTTCGAACACGTAGTTGCACGTGAAATGGTAACGGTCTCCGTTATCCTTCATCATGAGAGCAGGAGCACCTCCTGAACGATATACGGTTAGCCACCACTTCCCATTGACGTTCTGCGACACCTGAAAGTCGTAAACCAAAGCCAAATCGATATCGCCAGCCAACTGCTCAGCTGTCTCGTAGTCCATCTGCGGTCCAACAGTTCGAATCTGCATGGGAGCTTTGTCAAACAGCATCTCGCTGTCGAAACCTCCACCAGGACCAGGCCCAATGATGACCATTGTGTTTGGTGTTAGGTCTTGTGCATCGAGATTAACACCAGGTCCCGGATCGAAGACAGGTAGCGGATCGTATCCTTTCGCCTGTAGTTTAGGCGTTAGGTACTCAACTACGTCAAGGTAGTTTAAACCCACGTACCCTCCTTTGAGGCTTCACAACATCAGGACTTATTAGATCGCTGACTATGTCGTGTATCCTGTCTAGCTCCTCGTCAGACAGACGTGGAACTAGTGGAGGCCGATCGTATACCACTACGCCATTCTCTTCTACTGACGGATGTGCAGACCCTCGTAGGGTACCTACTTCAACTGGAGCTAGAACCGCTGACTCACGAGCCAGTGCCTCCATATCTACAATCATGCCCAGTCGTGGTCCACCTTCCTGTAGAGTGTGATCAGCAATACGCTCCATGAAGCTATAGAGACCCGTGAAGAGTGCAGTAGACAAATATTGCGCTTGTCCACCATGAGGATGAATCCATCCTAACTCTTCATGTTGACGATGCGCATAGGCTTGGTCGAATTCAACCTTACCTACAAGCGAACCGTCTCCCACTGAGTCTAGCAGAGCCTCTATACGACCGTAAAAGGAACTTTCCTCAATAGCCATGGCGCGGATCTATCCAGTAGTAGGTACTGGAGCGGATTATAGGCCAACCTATGGGCCAACCTCCTCGACCATATAGGTCGAACTGCCAGGGGTAGAACATAGTCATAGGAATTGGATTTATAACCGAACCTTCGTACACGTCTGACGTTGGCAGCTGTGTGCTCGGCAGCGCCGTAGTTCCGTTAAAGATACCCGCAAGTCTCCCAAGTGCTAGCTGATAGCGCAGTAGTACAGGATCCATTGGCGTAAAGTCTTTCGACTTACGCCACGTACAGGTAGCTAGGAATGCAGCAACATCACGCGTCCAGTAGATAACCATATCTGGTACACTATCGGTGGGCAAATACGGCCCACCAACGTACGTATCAACAACCGAAGACGCCTCGCTAATTGCGTCCTGGATCGTCTGGTCATCCATGTCAGCAGCAGTGTTGGTTCCTGATGTCTCCCCGTCTTGTACAAGAGCATTGCGGACATCCGTCACGGTGCAGTAGGTCACGGCTTAGCCTTCTCTGGCTCACCCCCCGACGGCGGCGAAGCTTGCTCAGTCTCCGCCTTCTTCGCTTCCTTGGTGTCCATAATCGCGCCCGCGTCTTTCAAGACTTGAATGCGATCATCGTCAACGTCGGCCAGATCAGTTGTGTCGCCCTTGTGGAGCTCCTCAACCTTCTTCGGTCGACCGTCAGCGTACTCGCCAGCTTCCTTGACTACGTGGTCAAGGGTATCGGCCATTACTGTGTACGTCATTTCACCTCCTTATAGACCTGTCAAGATGACAGCGGCAAACGGCTGGTCAAGACCCGTCGCCGAACGACGGTTGGTGTCCGACCTCCACGTACGCCGTGGTTGGTCGCGGTACAACGGTGTAGCTTGCAACGGCTCCTCATCGGAGTAGAAGCCAACCGTACCACGCTCCAAGACGATTCCAGAGCTGTCAGGCAATACACCACCCGACTTTGTGACCAACACATCTAGGTTCAGCACCTTCTGTGGCATCGTGCCAGTGTACAACAAGTTCTCATCCGCCAAGTTGCCTTGGAAGATATTGTTGAACTGGACGCTGCTCAGTAGGTTGAACTTCTGAAGTTCCGTGATGATCAACGTGTCGGCGTTGAAGTTCAGGAAGTTCTGTGGCTGCTGACCAGTAACAGCGTTGTTCACCAGTCGCGTCGCCTTCAGGATGTCCTGACGGATATTCGTTGACGTAGCCCACGCCGTTCCAACCGCGAACGTTGGAACACTCGGATTCGACAGAAAGAGGTTGAAGAACACTGTATCCCAGTCACGAATCAGTGTGTTTCTTATCTGCGTTGTCTGAATGTTGACCATGTCCATCTTGTTCCGCATCCGCATCTCGTCTGAGATCAGAAGGGACAAGCCGCGGTCAGCGGTTGCAGCAACTGTCGGAATGCCCAAGCTCGTCTGAGCAAACATGTACTCACCGAACTCCTGACGAAGCGCTGCAGCTGTGTTAGCAAACAGCGGCGTCGACTGGTAGTACTCGACGAGGCCAGAGTTGTTTCCTCCTGCATTCCGAAGAACCGAGTCCGTGATGAACTGGTTCGCCGCAATTTGCAGGATACGCCTTGGAATAACAGTTGGGTTGTTGATGAGATCGTTTACTGTTATCCTTGGGCCATCTGACGATGCCTGGATTGGCATTATTGCACTCATGGTTTCTCACCTCCTCCTAACTGATATCGAGATTCACGGCGCCTACGGCGCCTAGCGCTACTCCGGCGGGTTCAAAACAAATGCCGACAACCTGACGAGCGTCAGGAGCAGCACCTGCTGGAGCAACTTGTCCGTTAGCCGCGGTGATCAACCGCTGACCAAATGTCGCAGCAGCTGCGTACGTCAAGGGGTAAACGCCCTCGTTGGCAACAGCTACTGTGTTTGGGTACGGTGCCAAGTTGACTGACACCGGTGCCCCTGGTACCGTTGGCACCTGACTCGTTGACGCAGGTAGTGCATCAGTAAGTGCAACACCAACACACACATTTGAACCTGCGGCTGAAGGCTGTACCCCTCCGGCTGCTCCGTCGACAAGCTGTCCACCTGCGACTTGAGCTAGGACCGTAAAGGTTACAGGACCCTCGGTAAAACGTGGAGTTATTGCAGGCATTCTACATCACCTCCTTCTATTGCTTGGCCCAGGCTTCGAGAAGCGCTGCTTCGCGATCGGCCTCGGAGTCTTTGTCCGAGAACCCTTGACCGCGCTCAGTCGCCATCTCGATAAAGCCTGTGGTCTCCTCGAGGATGTCCCGAAGTACCTTGGCTACGTCGATGGTATCTCCACCATGATTGCTCAAGTCGATAACCGGAGCCTGAGGCAGCTCGAGAACTGGCTTCGCCAGCATGACCAACGCAGGCGGAACGCCCTTGTCAATCCATTGCCGCGCCTCGTTGGCAAATTCCTGCCTCGCCAACTTGAGTTCCAGCTCTTCGATCCGCTGTAGGTTCGGATCTGTTACTGGTTGATCAGGCACCAAATCCATGAGGATCTCCTCCTCAGTCGGTAGGTTCGACAAGTCCGGAGCACCTGGAACCGTATTTGGTTCTGGGTGCGCCGGTGGATCGGTGTCGCTAGACGAAGTCTCCACTGGTGGAGCTTCGTCCTTCGTCTGTGACATTTGCACCTCCTCGGTTGTCATATCGACTGTGTCGCCTACCTCCTCGGATAGCGACACCTCTTGCCAGGACGTCATACCCGTTACCCTTGGGTCTAACGTTCCCAACACATGTTGAATCGCACGGGGAAACTTTGCCCCGTCCGCTCGATCTAGTCCTTCAATGATGCGTGCCGAGACTCCCAAGTTCGGGTTCTTCCGCACCAGGTCCGCAGCATCCTCGGTTAGGTCAAGGAGTACATCAAGGCCCTTATCGGTAACCTCCATGCCCTTTACCTCACCTCTGAAGCGCTCAGGATCCATTGTGTGGCTATTGTCGTCTTTGGCCAACAGAAACGCTACCTGATCGAACGCCCTCCCTCGAAACGAGGAAGCTAAGTCCGAAAGGTACTGATCGTCGAAACTGATCTTACGTCCCTTGTAGTTGATGGTTCCCCGCGGAAGCAGTTGCTTTCTCCACAGGGTGCTAGATAGTTCAACTGCCTCTTGCCGGTCCAGCGGAGCTAGTAATGCGAACTCGCCGGCCATATCACACCTCCTTCACTAGGTCTACTACGTTACCCCACTCGTCGAACCTCCAAGAGAGTGACTTGGATGCAGACTGCGCATGTGCGCGTGCACGCTTCGCATCCCATTCAGCCATTGCCTTAGCAGCTGCAGCCTGAACATCGGGGTGAATCTTACCAGGATGCTTACCTGCTTTTCCTCCGCCTACCGCCGTCTCGCCACCTACTGGAATTCCCTTCGACCACTTCCGCACAATACCAACGGCTAACTGAATAGCCTCCGAAACGTTCTTAGCTCGACCGGACTTTATCATCTCATGTGCTACGTGCTGAATGTAAGCAGGCAACATCATACCCTTAACATGCCAAAGACCAGGCCCTGAAGGCTTACCAAAAGGCTCAGGAACCGTTGAGGCTGTTGGAGTCTCGACAGTGAGCTCAAGCATTTGTCGACGCTCCTGCTTGAGGCTGACCAAGAGTCTGTGGTACGTTGCCTGCCTCCTGCTGAGCCTGCGCTGCGACTTGTGCACCAACATCTGCTGTCGCTCCGAGGCGCTGCTGTTGGCTCATTGGCTGAAAGTCCTTGAATGACTGCTCAATCACGTCTGTATTTATACCAAGTTCGTCAGCAACCAACAACGTTAGCTGTTCGACAAACTCAATTGGTACGTTCATCGACTGGGACTGAGCAATCGTCTGTAGCAGACCGAACGCCGACTGCACGTCCTGCTCTTCAAGAGGTCCGACAGCAAACTGAGGAATCTGAACTGCCTTACCTTTATTCCACCTAACAAGGTCCGTGATCAGTCCCTGAGTAACTGTTGTTGATAGTTCTGTACTGTACGCCTTTAGCATCGTCATGAAGAAGGCGATCTGTGACTGCGAAAGACCATATGACCCACGAGTTCCAGTACCCATTCCGGCCCCCGTGCCCATAGCGCGTCCGGCTAGGTCTGTGAACCCCGCAAGCAATGACAAAGCCGAATCGCTATCTAGATAAGCAATGGCTGCCTGGAACTCGTGGGAACCTGCACTGCCAGGTGCTAGAGGAATGATCTCTGTGACCCATTCCTTAGGCAGGCCCGCAACACCTGCATTCTTCAAGGCAGCGATCGCTTGTGCCGCTTTCTTAGCGGCTGGATCACCATTAGCAAGCACGATTGTGCGTGGTAGCGACATCGTCTCGCAATAGGTGTACCACAAGAACTTGAGCTTCTCCTTGATCCTGTAGTTATGATACGGGATTTGTAGGTCCGAGATGCCCTTAACTGGATTACGATGCTGTCCGTGTATGTACACAAGAGCATATGGAAGGGTAATCGACACTTGCAAAGGTTGTCCTAGGACCCACTGCGTGAAGCCCATAAGGTCGCCATTTACCCTTTGACGCAACATCGTACAGGTCTCTGCAGGCCTAAAGGCGACCTTGTCATACACGACCTGATTCTTTTCGTCCTGCTTAAACACCTTCTCGTGGTACGAACGTCGAAAAGTGAACGCACTCGTCATCTGAGCAATGACGGTTTCCATCGGTGTTGACATGCCTCCCGACGGTGTATCCTTACGCAATATCTCCTCGACCCACTGTGCTGTCTCATGATCGTCGTTGCCTTCGCCCGGTACGATATGCCAACCAGCGCCTATGATCGGCATCGACAACACCTGCTCTAGGGATTTTGCCTTGCCATCGTGGTCCAGCATCTCTTGCAACTGTCCTACGTTGGGCTCCCGGTAATCGTAAACGAGGCCTACGTTCTCCGGGAGCCCTGGTTGGAAAGCGAAGAGGAGATCACCCGCAAGATAGTCAAAGGTTGTACCCTTTTCCAGGTCCATAACAGGTCTGGCTTCAGGGTCAATAGGAGGTACAGTAGTTGAAGGTGTCGGAGTAACCGGGTTAGGAGGAAGACTCACCTATACTCCTCCACATACTCAGACTCGCCACCGTATTCAGTAACATACGCTTCTCCAGAGTCAACGCCGTGGAACCAAAGAGACATGACGACTGCATCAGCCGTATCGGGCGACCGTCGTAGTCGCTTTTTTGTAGCCTCTTTCGGTTCCACGGCGATTTTCGCCCCCGCACCTATGCGCCAACGAGGCGCGATCAGGTCTCCAATCAGCTGATCATCAGGCGGCAGACACAGCCTGGTGGCAGGATTACTTGGGTCAAGCATCTCCCGAAGATTCCACCAGGCTGCGCTGCGCGTATTGGGGAAAGAAAATTCGCCATGAGCATCCATCATGGAGGTCTTGGCTGCTGAGTTGAACGACAATACCTCCTTGTCTTCCTCTCGCAACCGGTCGACAACGCCTGCACCGATACCGATGACGTCGACGATCGCAAGTGTTGAGCCGTAGTTGTCCATTCGTCTGGCCAAACGGAGGGCGGTTGTCTGAGTGTCTTGCTGTCCAACGCGGTCGACACTGAGCACAACATATCCAACGCGCTCACAGACAGCCGTTTCATCGTCGCCAAAACGAGCAACGTCACACGAGAAAACGCGGGACCCGAGAAGCTCTTCCACAGGGAGACCGGACTCTTTGAAGGCATACCACCGCTCCACGGCTTGTTGTACCCAAGTCAGAGGAATCACACCATTTGAGTGCGAATCCTGCGGGAAACATGCTCTTACACGTGATTCCCATAGGGGTGTCGTCTGCCAAGCACCGTCAGAATCACGGTAAACGCCCCAGTCGAGCATACGTTCTGCGACCCAAAGTGGAGACAGTAGAAGCTGTGACAGGTCAAACGGGATCTTTTCATGGCTAAAACCGATGTGATTCTCTACCATATACCCGTACAAATCGCCTGTTTGGTTAGGAATATTGGAGACAACCTTGACCTCATCCTCGGAAAAGTTCGGGGATAATAGGCCATCTAGCACGACAACATTCCAGCCAGATCCCGGTAGACACATGCGTGCGAACTCACTATTGGCATCATCTGGGTTACCGATCGCCAGTACACGCGCATTCTCGTTGGTTGCCAGGGCATCCACTGCCGTCCAAAGCTGCTCAGGGATCCCAGCAGCTTCATCGACCAAGATCAGAGGATAACGACAGTGGATGCCCTGGAAACCCGCTTCGTCATAGTCGGCTGGCTTACGTCCATAGCCTACAAGCTCCTTACCAATCTTCCACTCTGGGATCCGTCCCATGTTAATCTGGCCTTGAAGGCCCAGTTTACGGTGCAACTTCTCAATCTCCCTCCACAGAACAGCGGAAACCTGCGCACTTGTAGGTGCGGTAGACACAACAAATGCCTCACCTAACTCGTGCTCTTCTATCCACTGACATGCAACAGCGGCCGCAAGAAACGATTTACCGAGATCGTGTGCCGAGGGAACTACCGTATAGCGGAACTTCCTGATCGTGGCTAGGACACGTTGCTGTCCTAAAGTTAGGTGAATCTTGCTCTTACGGAACCAAGCTTGAGGCTCCTTGGGTGGTCCGAACCACTCATCTGCGACGGAATGAATGAGCTGATGCGCCTCCGAAGGCCGTTTTGGTGGAAAGAAGGTCGACATCAGCTCATTCACTCACTCGTTAGACCGGCGCCACGTAGTCGGGCGGCTGGAATGGTGGCAGGTTGCCAAACACGAACGCCTTGAGCGCTTCCTTCTGCTCGTCGCTCAGTCCCGGCGGCAGTACGATCGGGTGCTCGGGGTACACAGGCCAGTAGATCGGGTGTTCAGGGTGAGCGTCGTTGTCGGGCGGCGGTACCGGGACGTAAATCGGTGGCATCACCCAGGGTGGCAACTCATTGTCGACCCCTGGTTGGGCACCTGGCAGTGTGTTGTCAATGCCGGGCTGGTCACCTGGCAACGTGTTGTCGATCCACTCAGGTGGTACACCGCCCCAGAAGCCTGGTGGACTACCTGGTGGCGGCACCGGAATGTAAATCGGTGGTGACGGACGTGGATCATTCGGACCCCAAATGCTGAGCGGTGGCTCGATCGGAATGTAGATCGGTGGCATGGGGTGATCGTCTTCGTCAGCCGAAACCAACATAGTTCCCTCGACTACAACGTTAACCTTCTTCAGTGGCATACTGCTCCTCTCATCATGTTGCTCTCATTGGTCGGGTTTGTCATTCAGATCCATGATCCTTCCCGTTTGTGGGAAGAGTAACAAGAATAATTGCCAGTCCGCCTAGAAGGCCGACCGTTCCGAGTAACTCAGTGCTGATCGACTGATTCTGCGTGAGTACGATGAGCGACAATGTAAGCGTGCCTACTCCCAATAGGATAAGGTAGGCGACGCGGCGCGCCCTGGTCATTCATTTTCCACAGGGTGTTGGAGTCATAGGTGCCTCATGCTGGTAGTGCGAGGGTGAAGGGTAACGTGTTGCCAATCACGTTGTCCCCAGCGTCCAGGACGGATATCGCCGAGCTTGCATCGCCTGACGTGTCGGTGACACCAGAGGGTATGGCGAACACGATCTGCGTGTCGGTCTGCGTCCAAAAAGCACTACCCGCAAGTACAACCGACCCATCCGGGAGTAGAATCGACGCTACTCCCATCAAGCCTGTCCCCGTTATCGTGATCAGGTCGCCTGCCCATCCTGACCCTGGTACAACACTCTGCAGATCCGGACCAGTGGAAGCAATGGTTGACCACGTACCCACGTTGTGAGGCGTGTTTGGGTCCCATCTGAGCCCTGCTTCTCGGTCTTCCCATACTGGACCAGGGCCTGGATCGGGAGACTGTGTGACTGTGTCCCACGCTTGCATCTCCGGGTCCCATAGGTGTCCCGTCGAGTAGCGGACCCAAACAGGCATCATGAGGCCTTTGATCCACAGGGGCTAGTTGTTACAGTCATAGGTCGATCACTTCCCGCACGAAGAGTCCAACACCGAGAGCGATACTGGCCCACGCCAAGTATGACTCATTCGGGAAGTGATCACTGACCAGTACAAGGATCCCTAGTGCAATCCCTGCTAACGCGGCCAGTATGGTAATGAAAATGGCCATACGCCGAGTCTGTGCACTCACCTGGACGGTCCTAAGCCTCACTTCACTGGTTTCGCTCACGTAGTTACCTCCTTCACTTCCGGAAGGTCGTCGATGTATGGCGGTTGAACCTGCCACTCGAGACTAAGTACCTCGAACTGGAGGGGAAACGGTGGGAGCCATGGACTGACAGGAACGGTGCCATCACTCCCGTCACCGCTCGTCACGCCGCCTCATCTTCAGGTGGGTGGGGCGGTGTGTCTGTAGAGTTGGCGTCAATCACGGCCAACTCAAGGAGCGTCTCCCTAGCTAGTTGACGCACGTCTGCACTGTTCGGGTCGAAGCCGTACCTGAGGCCTAAAGACCGGACGGTGCTGAATAGTGCCTGCCCAACCATCTTTGTCTGGGCCTGCTGCAACTTTACGTCAGCGTCAAGGCCATTCACCAACGTTGTCTCGACGATGTAACGCGATGCGTCGAAGCGAATCCGGTCATTCTGACTATAGGCTGCGAGGTGGCAAATACTTTGTGCAGCAATCAACGCGTGCTCTCGAAGTATACGGGACGTCGCGGCCGCAGCATCGCCACCGTCAAGCTGTGCCTCGAAGACCAGAGAGTCGAGGGCTGCCCGCGGATCCCACTGCTCTTCTGGTACTCGCACGTCATCGGACACACGTAACTCCCATAGATTCCTCTACTTCTATTATATATTAGTCCAATCGGAATATCAAGAGGTTCACTAAAAATCCATGATGCCAGCTGAAATCATGGATTTATTTTCTATATGCCAGCCGAAATCATGAATCAATTCCGTATGCCGGCGGAATTGATGGATTTATTTTTTCAGATCCTCTATGCCGGCTGAAAGCATGGATTTATTTTCGGGGAGCCAGGCCGCGTGAACCCGCCGGTCCCCTCTTTTTGACCCGGGGGTGTAATCTCTTGTAAGTTGGTGTGTTTTATGAACTTCGTGAACTACATAAACTTCATGAACTACATTAAGTTGATGTATTTAATATTTAACATAAGCTATTAGTTGTCTAAGAGTTGATCGTTTTCGCTTGACTTCGATCGATAGAACGTAG